CGGGCGCAAGGACTATCTTGTTATATTTGCGTCATGAGGCCAGTCAAAGATGGTAAGGTAGGGGATCTGCTCAGTAAGTTGGAGAAGATGCCGTCTAATCAAGAGGTGGGGGACCGTCTTTTGAGTGAAGCCATGAGGAGGTTTCCTGCCCTGAGAAAACTTGGGGAGGTAAGTATCGTACCAGATAGGGAGTTTACCAGAGAGGTGACTGGCATAGGGGATATCGAGTACTATGGCCCCGAACAAGGGGCTATTACGTACCCATCTGGTAACGTGGTGGACAGGCCGTCACCCAAGGGGAGGCACACGGTGCTAGTTAACCCCGATACCAACGACTCTCAAGCTGTTGCTTTGGACTTGCTGCACGGTATGGCAGAGGCTGACCCTAAATTCAGGGATATGCTGGAGTATTTCGGTGACAGCTTAGACGAAGGGGAGATTAAATACTGGTACACCCAGGACAAGAAGGACGGGTACGCTGGCGACGGGTACGATCACTACCGACAGAATTACATAGACGGCAAGCTCAGAAACCTGTTGTTCGAAGGGAATGACGATGACTTCGCGAGAGCACGATACAACCCAAGAGAAAGACAAGATATGCGAGGATACAACCCTAGAGCATACGAGATTTTTGAAATGATCAAATCATACTTAGAGAAATGAGCAATTACGGACCACAGGTGAGCACTCTGCTAAAGGTGCTGGAATCACCTACCGCCAAGGCGAGGGGGATCGAAACCCCTAGGAACACAACCTTCAGGGTATTGAAGGAGGTGTTGGAGAACGACCTCACTCACAAGCAAGACAAGCATGGGGAGCCTGAATATCAAGCGAGGCAAATCATGGGGGAGCCCAGGTCCCCAGAAAGGCTCAGGGCTGGACTGGGCGGCATCAGACTCCCTACCGAAGAGATCGTCAACGCTGTTCGCTTTCTGCTGGGCAAGCACAAGGGGAACTTCTTTAGGTTGGATGAGCATTCTCATGGATACTATGAAGACGCTGCAGGAAACAGGGTAGACCCCGATAAGAAGGAGAAAGAAAGAAAACAGTCTGAGTACATAATTCCTCAACCAAGGGAAGAGGGTGGACCTAAAACCAGCAAGCAGCAGGAGGCTGTTGTGAACATGCTACTTAACGGACTTCGTCAGTGATGCTAGGACTAGGAACATCAATAAATACGAGCACAGGGAAAACTGGATCTGCTGCAAGTCAGCCTGCTGCAGTAATGAGTTATTACTCAGACTTTACTTCTGATGCTGACGGGTTTGATTCGGATGGTAGTACTGGGAGTACAGACCCTACAATTAACTTCAATGTAGACAATATTGGAGGAAGGGATGACTGCTTAAGCATGACACTGACGGACGCCCCCACTGGTACGTTTTATTTAGAAAGGGACGCCACCGCCGATGCAGAGGGGTGGAAGATTGGCGACTCTGTTTCTGTAGAGTTTGAGGTCAGGTTTGCAGACGTGGCGCCTGTTAATTCAACCGACTTCGCGTTTCAGATCAGGCTTGGAGGTTTTCACTCTTCCAGAAAGCAAAATATTAACGGGACGGCAGACGACACATGGAGAACCATTACCCACACGTTCGATAATATAACCCAAAACAGCGGGACGTCAAATGCAAATCGTGCGTTCTCTCTTGCATTTAACAACTCTGGAAGTAGACCAGCAAACGGAGACATCATTTACATAAGAAACGTATCTGTAATACAAACTCGATAATAGCTATATTTGCTTCATGGATACTACCCTTATTGATACCATCCCCGCTGTGATCGATACCGTCACCGCCGTGGTGGCAGACCCAGAAGTGGTCATGGACGCTGTCGAGGAAGGCAGTGCAGTCTGGAACTTCATCGTCACGAACATTGGTGAGCTCGCTATCGGAATGCTTGCTTTCATCAAAATCCTCGTGAACCTCACTCCGACCGAAAAAGACAACCAGGTCTTTGGCTGGCTTGATAACCTCATTAACATGATCATCGCTGATCGCAAAAAGGCCTAAGAATGGCAGACGACAAAAATAAAGTGCCTGTCAGGGCCAGAAGATCTAGCCCTCTTTCTGCAAGGAATAAGACCAAGGACGCTGGAGGTAAGACAAAGACTGGGGGTATTCTCGGTCAAGACAAGGAAAAGAGAAAAGTCTCAAATCCGTTCGGTCAAGATAAGGACGCAACCACCAAGTCCAAGAGGAGGGCTGGACAAAGAGTTCAGGTCACCCGCACCGCTTCTGGAAAGGAAAAGATTGTTTACGGAAAAGATGGGGGAATCAAGAAGATTAAGCGTAAAGGAGCCGCAGCTGAAGGCGGAAAAAAAGAGAAGCTGAGGTTCAGCAACGGCGGAGGTATCAAAGCTGTCAAGAAGTACACAGCTGGCGGAAAGGTCGTTGCTCAGGGCGCTGACAAGGACGACAAGAAGGCCGACAAGAAAGCCGCTCGTCAAGAAAAGAGAAAAGACAATAAGCAGGCTCGTGCTAAAAAGCGCGGAGACCGCAGGCTGAAGAGGGACATCAGGAAGGGTAGGATTAATCCAGTCCCTGGAATGGCTGCTGGAGCCGCAGCCGCATCTGGAGCAGCGTCCAAGGCCGCTAAAGCCGCTAAAGAAATAACCAGAAAGAATGGCTAAGGCAGTAAAGAACAGGTTCGGTAGAAAGGTTACAAAAGAAGTGACCGAGGATGGCGTGAAAACCAAAGTGATAACCGACCGTAAGGGTCGCGTTAGAAAAGTAAAGACCGAAAAGGACGGGGAGAAGACTGTCATAAAAAACACCAGAAGGGGGCAGAAGACTAAGCAGAAGAACAAGTCTGAAGACGGGGTCAGAAGTAAGTTCAAAGAGGTTTACAGGGGTGACGGCGGAAGAATGGTCACCAAGAGAAAGCAAACCACCAATCGGAAAGGAAAGGAGGCTGGAATGATCAGCATGAAAGACAAGATCGTGGATCGCAAAAACTTCAGCGTGAGGCGTAAAACCAAGGGTGTTGACCCCAAAGGAGGAGCATAATGATGAATAACAGCAACATGTCTGACATGATCAGACAAATGATGGAACAGAAGCAAGGTGCTCAGCGCGGACAGCGCGTTCGCCGAGACAAAGACATGCCCGAAAAAACCATCATGGGTCAAGACACCTCCACTGTTCGTAGAGAGCAAATGGAGAACGGAGAGACCAAGGAGTATGTCTGGGTTGACATGAACGGAGACGGCGCTATGTATGACGCCCCGAACGAAGAATGGGAGTCTATGGGCGCTGTTAAAGTTTATGGGAACTGGAACGAGTACGCCCAGGGCCAGCTTGACGATGGAAGCATGTTTCTGATGGACGAAGAGTTCCCGATCAGACAAGACGAAGAAGGTAGATTCGTTCTCGACGAAGCCGTGAAAGAAGGGTCTATGCAGAGCCCTCAATACGAGGAGACCATGCGCGGAAGAGAAGAGGCGGAAGAAATGGGTCGTCAGTCTACTGGTGGCCCTGGCGCTTCCAAGATGCAGGACCTGCTTGAGAGACTCTCTGATAAGGGTCGCCAGAAACCCAGCATGTACAGCGGTGGTCGAGTTGTCGGGTTTAGATAATGGGCAGTAAGGGATACTTCAACCCTAGGCTCAAGACTAAAGATTTCAATAAAAAACTAAATGCAACTTTCCAAAAACCTGTCCCTCAAGGAGGTGACAAAAAGTATCACGGCTTCAAGGCTTGGTTTGAAAAACGAGCCAAGCGAAAAGCAGATAGCGAATCTGAAGGGCATAGCTGAGAACGTGTTCCAGCCTGTCCGAGATCACTTCGGCGTTCCTATATACGTGTCCTCTGGATATAGGTCCCCTAGGTTGAACAGCGCCATCGGAGGTAGCCCCTCATCTCAGCATTGTCAGGGTAGGGCCTTGGACTTGGATGCAGACGTGTACGGAAGGATTAGCAATGCCGATATATTTAGGTACATCAAAGAGAACCTGGACTTCGACCAGTTGATCTGGGAGATGGGTAGTGAGCTGTCTCCAGCTTGGGTCCACGTCTCATATGTATCAGACAGGGAAAACAGGAAAAAGGTTATGAAGGGTACGCGGTCGCCGAGCGGGGTCATGATGTACTCTCCATGGTGAGCTCCTTGTAAAATCTCTGTATCAGAAGCCTGGCCTTTTGGGTTATGGCGTATCGAACCCTATAGTTGTATTTCGTCTCCTCCCTGAAGAGGTGGTCGTCCATTTCTTGAGATGGGGTAAGCTTATCGAAGTGCTTGTATATGTACTCCTGATTTAGAAGCGGGTATATCACCCTATTGGCCAGGTTGTCATGGTTCATACCATAGTCCTCGGAGGCGTACTTTATTGTAAAGAACTCCAGGTCGTAACACCAAAGAAGGAACTCAAGGTGGCTAAACGAAATGCTGTTTTTGTCGCAAAACTCAATCCTAACCTGGTGCAACCTCTTCAGGTCATTCCTAGATACATACCTGGGTTTCATCAGGGAGAAATCCCTAAACATCCTTTTTCTAGCTACTTTGGACTTTGGCATGATTACCTATCTTTGATACATGAATACAAAAGACAAGGAGTTTATCGCAGAGGTCTACTCCCTGATCATTCAAATTGAAGATCTCATTAAGAACTTCGGTTACGAAGATAGGGTCATGTCAGCCATGATGCTAGGGGTTCTGGACGTAGATATGACCAAAGAGCCCAAGGAGGGTGACGAGATTCAACTGAAGAGCGTGTTCAGTTACAACCTAGATAGCAAGCTGGAATTAGAGATGGTCAAAGAGATCATGGACCAGCAATTCGAAGACCCAGACGAAGACCTCAGCGACCTGCTGGGCGACATGGGTATATCCCTGAACTAATGGACGGACTTATCAGAAAAATTATAATCGGGCAAGACCCGAAAAATGGAATGGCGTACTTCGTAGGTATGCGTGCTGGAGACGGAAATATATCCGCAATCATCCAAGATGACAGCTACCTGCACAAGTTTGGCAAGTGCAGATACCTAGTGTACACAGAAAGCAGCAAGGGCACGGACCTTTGGAAAGCGATTGACGATATGCCATGTTTGCTAGAATTTGATTTAGACTTCTAATATAATGAAATCACTCGAACACTTTATTGTAGAAATAGAAAAAGAACTTCAAGACACCATCAAAACCGAATCGGGGCTAGAGCTCTACATAGACACTCAGTACAATGAGTTCGAACACAGAACCACAGAAGGAACGGTACTCGCACCGCCCGCCAAGTATAACACGGGTGCGAAGGCTGGAGATACTATTTACTTCCATCATCATGTGGTCATCAATGGTGGTAGTCCACTTTGCAAAGAAGACAATCAGTATATCGTCAACTATAGTCACGACCATGCGGCTGCGAATCAGGCGATCGCTTACAAAGACAAGGACACTGGCAAGATCCATCCGATCAAGGGTTGGAGTTTGCTTGAGCCTGTTGATGAAGGTGGTGAAGGATCTGACGAATCTGAACTGAAAATAGTTAAGCTGGAAGAAGACCCAGTCACAGAAGGTGTGGTATCCTTTTCATCCCAAGAGCTTGATGAACTCGGCGTATCCAATGGAGACGTGGTTGGCTTCAAAAAGAACAGAGACTACAGAATTAAAATCGATGGCAAGGAATACTACAGGGTCGCGGTCACGGAGCTCCTCTACAAAGTTTAATACCCTCTCGGCTGCTGTTAAGCTAATGGACGCCATGGCGATAGCTATTGACAACATGATCGAAGAGGTGAAAAAACCAGTAGACCAGGATGTAAACGGATCCGCAAGAAAGGCCGAACTTCAAGCTGTAAAACAAACCGCTGTCGACTGCAAGGAGCTAATACGCGAACGGCAGTCTCTAGAGCAGATGGTAAAAGAGCTACAAGAAAATGGAGAAGTCCAAGAAGACAAAGACTATTCAGGAGGGTTCGCTGAAAAGTTCAGCAAGTAATCACACCTTGACGACGAAGTCGTTTAATTGGGTATCTTCGTCTACGACAGATCACATATACTTTAACGACGAATGGAACGGTGAGTACGAAAACTAGAAGAAATTACAAAGAAGAGTACAGAAAGTATGGATCAAGCGAAGAAGCCAAAGCGTACCGTGCCGAACTCAACGCGCACAACCGAAAAAAGGGGACGTATGGTAACGGTGATGGCTTGGACGCCTCTCACTCAGGTGGTCGCATACGTGGCTGGCTCAGAGAGAAACTAAACAGAGCGAACAACAGGCCTAAGAGAAGGGCCAGTAAGGGTAAGTAATCGACACGACGGCCCCCTACGTAAAAGGGGTTGATCAAACTGGGGCGTAGTTCAGTTGGTTAGAGCGTCTGTCTTATACACAGGATGTCGCGGGTTCGAACCCCGCCGCCCCAACCAGCCCTTGTAGCTCAGTTGGATAGAGCAACAGCCTTCTAAGCTGTCGGTCCCAGGTTCGAGTCCTGGCAAGGGTACATAATTAAATAGAATATGAAGTTTACTTTTCACGCATTAGGATTGCCGCACACAAGGACTACCGAGGAGTTCAGTGCCTGCGCTTACACACAGAAGGTCTTGAAGTTCTGCAAGATGATGACAGAACGAGGGCATACGGTAATACACTACGGAACAGAAGGCAGTGATCCGATCTGCACTGAGCACGTCGACGTACTGACCAAAGAGACTTGGGATAAGGTTTACGGGGATCACGACTTTAAGAGCAAGTTCTTTACGTTCGCTACCGACGACGATGCGTATCAAGAGTTCTATAAGACAGCTATTGAGGAGGTAGAGAAAAGAAAAAAGAAGCACGACTTCATCCTCGCTTTTTGGGGTCATGGTGTTAGAGCTATCTGCGACGCTCACCAGGACCTGATTGTAGTAGAGCCAGGAATCGGGTACTCTTCAGGTCACTGGGCAAGATGGAAGGTCTTTGAATCCCATGCTTTGCTCCATGCATACAGGGGTGTCGGTAGCGTGTCTCGTGCAATTATGGATTGGTATGAGACTGTGATCCCCAACTACTTTGACCTAAAGGACTTTGAAAGAGGTCCAGATGATCGGGATGATTATATGCTTTTTGTTGGAAGGGTGTATGACGGAAAGGGTGTCAACATTGCTATTCAGGTTACAGAACACCTTGGGATTAAGCTGAAGATCGCGGGACAGCTGGGTGACGAGTATAGCTGCGTGGAGTGCCTTCCAGATCACGTTGAGTATGTCGGATATGTTGGCCTTGAGGAGAGAAAAGAACTCATGATGAATGCTATTGGCAGCTACGTTCCATCAATGTACATAGAGCCTTTCGGGGGCGTTCAGGTAGAGAACCTTTTGTGCGGCACACCAACGATTACTACTGACTGGGGCGCTTTCTCAGAAAACAACATTCACGGAGTGACAGGGTATAGGTGCAGAACCTTTAATGACTTTGTGGAAGCTACTCAAAAGCTGATCAATAAGGAAATTGATTATGATGACTGCAGAAAGAAAGGAGAAGAGTTCTCTCTAGAGAATATCGCGCCTAAGTACGAAAAGTACTTTGAGGACGTAATGAACGTATACACCAACAAGGGCTGGTATCAATTAAAAGAAGATGTCGAAGTATAAGTGCGAGTGCGGCAAAACCGTAGACCATAGCGGAAGCGTATCGATCAAAGTCATTGACGGCCAGGTTCGTCACGATGTAAAGTGCGAATGCGGGAAGTACATGGAGCTGGCTGAAAAGAAGGTTGGCATGCCCTCATTCAAAAGCAATCGCTATGGACAAGTCCGATGACGTTATTCGGCTGGACAGTTCAGGTGAGCAAGGAGAAGTTATTTCGCTCCACGGTCTTGACATTGCTCTTCCGAAAGTTCCAAAGAGACCAGACATTCTATTCCACGACTTACCTAAAAGAATGCAGATGTGGCGCCGCACCGATGTGCCACAGGAACTGTCGAGGATTAGAAGTATGGATGAGTGGTTCGAGAAACCAGCCGAGTTTCGACGTGCCTTTTCTCCTTTCATCGAGCAGGAGTTTGAGCGCAGGCGTAACGGTGTTTGGTTTTACAACAATGGTGTGCCTACGTACATTACGGGGCGACACTATATGTTCCTCCAGTGGAGCAAAATCGATATCGGATATCCTTCGTATCTTGCGTTCCAACGTGAGATCTTTCTTCACATGGCTGCGTGCGAAGCTGATCCCCGTTGTATCGGTCAGCTATATACTAAGTGTCGCCGTTCTGGCTATACTAATATCTGTGCCGCTGTACTTGTTGACGAAGCTACGCAAGTAAAAGACAAGCTCCTAGGAATCCAGTCCAAGACTGGTAAAGACTCCCAGGAGAACATATTCATGAAGAAGGTAATACCGATGTTTCGGAGCTACCCATTCTTCTTTAAACCTATACAGGATGGAACGACGAACCCACGTATGGAACTCGCTTTTCGGGAACCATCGAAACGAATCACCAAGAAAAATAAGACGTCACAGAAGGGTGACGCCCTCAACACCATCATCAACTGGAAAAACACCACCAACAACGCCTATGACGGAGAAAAGCTACACATGCTCTACCTCGACGAGGCGGGTAAGTGGGAGAAGCCAGTCGACATCAGGGAAGCCTGGAGGATTGAGCGAACTTGTCTCATCGTTGGTAAGAAAGTAATCGGTAAGGCCCTGGTGGGCTCCACCGTAAACCCAATGGACAAAGGCGGTGAAGAGTACAAGAACCTCTGGGAAGATTCAGACCCTGCTGAAAGGAATGCCAACGGAAGGACCAGGAGCGGCCTTTACCGTATTTTTATACCTGCTGATCACGCTCTTGAAGGTTTTTTTGATCTGTACGGCAACCCTGTTGTGGATGATCCTGATGCTGAGATAGAAGGCGTAGACGGGGAGATGATCGATCAGGGCAGTAAGACCTACCTAAAAAACGAGAGAGACAGCCTCAAGCACGACCCTTCTGAACTAAACGAGATCATACGTCAATTCCCTCTAACTGAAGACGAGGCATTTCGTGACAGCATCGAAGGCAGCATATTTAACATCGGAAAGATTTATCAGCAGATAGACTGGAACAGCAACATGTTCCCCGACCCTGTCGTGACGGGTAATTTTATCTGGAAAGTAAAAGACAAGGAAGTTGTATTTTCTCCAGACCCAAAGGGTAGGTTCAAGGTGTCTTGGATGCCGCCGAAAGACAGGAGGAATATATCCAGGAACGAAAGAGGGAAGAGAGTTGCTCCGTTTTCAAACTTCGGATGTGGTGGGGTTGACTCCTACGATCTTGACGAGACTGTTGATGGCAGGGGTTCTAAGGGGGCTCTGCATCTATACAATAAGTTTAATATGAACGACGACATACCCAGCAACATGTTTGTATTGGAGTATGCGTCACGTCCAGATCTAGCCAGCATATTTTACGAGGATGTCTTGATGGCAGCCTTTTACTACGGCTACCCGCTCTTGATCGAGAATAACAAGTACGGTATTGTAAGGTACTTTGAGAAGAGGGGTTATGACGGATACGTGCTAGATAGGCCCAAGCATCTCACGCCGCCTGGGGCGAGGGTGAACGTCAAGACAAAGGGGATACCATCTACGTCCCAAGACGTCATACAGGCTCACGCTCACGCGATTGAAGCGTACATCCACAACCATGTTGGAATAAAGCCAGATACCGCTGACTTCGGTAACATGTATTTTAACAGGACTCTAGAGGACTGGATAGGGTACAAGATCACGAATAGGACAAAATATGACTTGACTATTAGTTCTGGCCTTGCCCTTCTCGCAGCTCAAAAAGTAAAGCAAGAAAGAAAAGAGTCAAACTTCGAGGGCAAGAGGTTCTTCAGGAAGACAAAGCCAAAAGAATGGCACCGTTAAGTTTGTTATATTTGCGGTTAGATGTACGGCAAGCAAGGCAAGAACAGTATTGGCTTTCCAGACCCTCTGGCTTCAAGGGAGCAGAAAGAAAGTGAGAAGTACGGCCTTTCGTATGCAAAGGCAATTTCATCTCAGTGGGGAGCTATCGAGCGAGATAATTCGCTTTACAAGAAAAGGGCCACTACGTTTGAGAGAAACAGGGCATACGCAAACGGAACCCAGGATACCAGCATTTACAGGCAGTTGCTGAACAGCCTCGACCCTAGTAACGCTGACGGAAGCTTCTTGAACCTGGACTTCACCCCCGTGCCTATCCTTCCTAAGTTCGTTAGGATTGTGGTGAACAAGATACTATCAAGTGATCCGTACCCAAACCTTGAGGCAGTCGATCCAATATCCTCTAGCGAAAAAGATGCGGAGAGGAGGAAGGTTAAGATGATGGTCCAGAACAAGGACAAGATCGCTAAGGTTCAAGAGAAAATTGGTCGTGATATATCTGGAGGCAAGGAGATACCAGAGACTCTTGAGGAGGCAGAAATTTTCTTAGAGACCAACATCAAGACAGCTGGCGAGGTCGCGGCTCAGGTTGCAACCAACATGACACTGAAGTGGAATGACTTCAATGATTCCATATACAGGAGGTGTGTCAATGACGTGACCACGCTTGGTATGGCTGTGACAAAAAGAACAAACGACCCCAACTACGGAATCAAGATTGAGTACGTAGATCCGAAGAACTTTGTTCATAGCTACACCGAAGACCCAAACTTTGGGGACATTGTGTATGCTGGTCATGTGAAAAGAATTTCTCTTCAGGAACTAAAGAGGATTGCTGGGGACCAGTTCACTGACGACGAGTACGAGAAGATTGCAAACCAGGTCGCAAAGAGATACTCTTACGACATGTCGACTCCAAGGTCTTACGCAAACGACAATTCTTTTGGGAACAACCGTGGTGCATACGATCAGTACATGGTGGACGTCATGGATTTCGAGTTCTTGAGTCTTGATTGCATGACTTTCGAGCAGAAGGACAATAAGTACGGGAACACTGGCTTTTATTACAAGGGCGAGAACTATAAGGCTCCGACCAACTCTGTATATAACAGGAGTGTCACCAAGATGCACAACGTTACGGTGTACGGTGGGTGTTACGTAATGGGGTGTGACAAGATATTCAACTATGGTATAAAGAAGAATCTTCCGAAGAACATGCATGACCTGACTAGGACCACGATGTCCTACTCGGTTGTTGCAACAAACCTTCAAGGAAACATACCTAAGTCTATGGTTGACAGCTGCATAGGTTTCGCAGACCAGTTGCAGCTTACACACCTGAAGATACAGCAGGCAATCGCAAAAGCAAAGCCAGATGGTATCATCATTGATATCGAGGGCTTGGAAAATGTTCAGCTCGGCAAAGGCGGCGAACTCCAACCTCTCGATCTCCACGACATCTACGAACAGACAGGTGTCTTCTACTACCGTAGCAAGAATCCCGAAGGCGGTTTCCAAAACCCTCCCATCAGGGAAATCGGTAACAACATACGGAACATCAATGAGTTCATCAACCTTTACAACCACTACCTGAGGCTGATTAGAGATGCCACGGGAATCAACGAGGCTATGGACGCCTCTACACCGAAGGGTGATCAACTGGTTGGAGTTAGACAACAAGCTATTGCTGCTGGCAACAACGCCATCTACGACATCACGAACTCCTCGATGGTTCTGTTCAAAAAGGTGTGCGCTGACATCGTTAAATGCATTCAGGTAATCCCGAAGAACAGCATCCTGTACAGGGCCTATGAGAACGCTATTGGAAAAGAGAACTCCGACATCATAACCACCTTTCACGACCTGCCTCTTTACAATTTCGGGGTGCATGTGGTAAAGGAAATGGAAGAGATAGAGAAACAGTATCTGGAGCAAAACATTCAGGCCTCTATCGCGCAAAAGGAACTAGACATTGAGGATGCTATTGCAATCAGGCAGCTGAAGGACGTGAATCAAGCCGAGAGGCTTTTGATCGTCAGGCGGAAGAAGCGTATGGCTAGAAACCAGCAGATGGCCCAGCAAGGTGCCCAAGCCCAGGCTCAAGCTCAAGCTCAGTCCGCTCAGGCGGCGTCTCAGGCTAGACAGCAGGAGATGCAGATGCAGGCTCAGATTGACGCCCAAACCATGCAGATGAAGGTTCAGCTTGAGATGGAGATGGAGAAGCTCAAGCACGAGCACAAAAAGGAGATCGAAACCATCAAGGCTGAGGCAGTTCTCGGTATCAAGACGGACGACAGGGAGTACAGAGAAAAGCTTGAAGTCTTTAAGGAAGACAGAAAAGACGAGAGGGTTAAGAAGCAAACCTCTGATCAGAGTAAGTTGATCTCACAGAGGCAGGGTCAAAGAGACGAAATCTCTGAACCTGAAACCACTGCCCAACCCCCTATGTCTCAAGGGCAGATGGCTCAACAAAAAACTATACAAGAAAAATTTGGAATAAATGGGCAGCAGTAAGACAACGGTAAATCTAGACACCGCAGCCAGACTGGACATCATTTGCAGGAAGGGGGACACCTTTTCCCTGGCCTTGGATTTTGAGAAAGAAGATGGAGCGGGGGGGACGGCTGGCGCCGCCACCGAGTGGGACATGGACGTGAGGGAAACAGATACTTCTGATACCGCCATAATTGAAGACACGTCTTTTACTTACACGGTTTCTAACGGAAAAAAGACCAACTCCAAGCTTACCATAGTGGCAAGTGCGGCTACAATGGCTGCAATATCCTCTGGGCTGTACGTTTACGACCTTCAAAGAACAACGACAGGAAGTGTAGTGAAGACCCATCTTTACGGGACCTTCAAGGTAAATGAAGACGTAACTCTGGTTTGATATATGGCCCTAAACTCCGACGCGGATATAAGGGTTGTAATAGACAACGCGGGGACGATAAACGTCAGCAAACCCGCTAGTTGTTCTATCACCATAGCTGATCAGGATGTAACCTGCATCAACCTCTCTGAGACGAGCCAAGTGGCTTGTGTCGCGGAGCAGACGGATACTACCGTAACCATCGTCTGCCCAATACCAGTAGAGGCAGAGGTGGTGAAGATCACTGAGGATCTGTGCTCTGCTGTCATATCCGTGGACCCAGCAACGTTCGTTGACGCAAGCAGCTTTGACGGTCAAGTTGTTGGTCCTGCAGGAGACCAGGGACCCACTGGTGACACAGGTGTTAAAGGAGATACTGGAGCGACTGGAGCGACTGGAGAGGATGGTGACACGGGTGCTACTGGAGAACAAGGGGATACGGGTCTAACTGGGGACACTGGTCTTACGGGGGCCACTGGTGAGCCTGGTCCAAGAGGTTATGACGGAGGTGCGGGCGCCACGGGGGCGGGAGCAACGGGTGCTACGGGTATTCAGGGTGCGACTGGACCTGGGGGCGGAGACTCTGGTGCTACGGGTTCAACGGGGCCCACGGGAGACACGGGCGCTCAAGGAGACACTGGTGCGACAGGTCTAAAGGGTGACACTGGTGCAGATTCGACTGTGCAAGGCCCACAAGGTGACACGGGACTTAAAGGAGATACTGGTGCTGACTCTACGGTTGCTGGACCTAAAGGAGATACAGGGGCTCAGGGAGATACGGGATTGCAAGGTGACACGGGGGCTGCCTCCACTGTAGAAGGTCCGCAAGGCGATACTGGTGTAAAAGGTGACACAGGAGCAGATTCCACTGTACAAGGTCCGCAAGGCGATACTGGATTAACTGGAGACACAGGACCAGCTTCTACTGTTGAAGGGCCACAGGGAGATACTGGCGTTAAGGGTGACACGGGAGCAGCCTCCACCGTAGAGGGACCTCAGGGTGACACAGGATTGCAGGGTGACACAGGAGCGGATTCAACCGTAGCTGGGCCCCAAGGCGACACTGGATCTACTGGACCTAAAGGAGACACGGGTGCAGACTCCACTGTACAGGGGCCTCAAGGTGACACAGGTGCTACTGGACCAGCTTCCACTGTTGCAGGCCCTACAGGCCCTACGGGTCCAGACGGTGACACAGGAGCTACGGGGCCTACGGGTCCAGATGGAGACACTGGTTCTACAGGACCTACGGGGTCCAGTGGGGCTACGGGTCCTGACGGAAGCACTGGAGCTACTGGATCCCCAGCTGGAGAGCAGTGCCTCTATTATAAGTTTGAGTCCGACACAGACATTCCGAATGATGCATCAACGGAAAGCGCATACATGGTGGGGTCCGACACAGACCCTGCAAATGCTACTATTCTGTACCTTCATGAAAACGGAGTTACAAGTTTTTCAGACAGCACGATAGTAGACAACTCTTCCGTTCTGGACTTTTTTGTCGCTCAAGGAGGGGCTCTTGTAACTATAACGGCGTCTGGCGGAACGGAGTGGCAGTTTACATCTACGGGAATAAATTCCGCAACGGTAAACAGTAACACGTATTACAAGTTTGGAAACATAAACCACCTAAGTGGATCTTCTGCTCTTCCAAGCGCAGCTGTGGTTCACAAAATATGTTTGTCCCCCTTAGCCGTAGGGGGTGATGGAGACACTGGAGCCACTGGTGCTACAGGGGCTACTGGCGATACGGGTGCTACTGGTAATACGGGTGTTGCAGGAGATACTGGGGCAACTGGTCCTATGCTGTTTTGCACGGACTTGGTTATTGACAGGGCTATAGACTCTGCAGACGAGTTCTACCCGACAACAAGTGGGAACAGCGACACATCAAACGTAACCGATACAGCATACATCTACGTCCCCACCAATACCACTGACGCAAATCTTTTTGACGCCATAGCCTCTGCTGCCTCTAACATTGATCTTGAGGCTGTGTTGAGGGTGTATGGTGACTTCAATAACAGTGGTACAGACACTGCTGCCTACTTCCAAGTCACCGCAATAGAAAGTGGAAGCTACACCAACGTAGGGCCAGACAACATTAGTTTCACGGGGTATAGGGTTTCTGTCTCCCACATCTCAGGATCCTCTACCCTAGACTGGCATCAAACCAACTCTGGTAGCGAGAGCTATCAATTCTGCTTCGATTATTACGTTTGCTGCGGGACAGACGGGAGCGGAGCCACTGGATCTACGGGGCCTGACGGCGACACTGGAGCAACAGGGCCTGATGGGGATACGGGCGCTACAGGACCTGATGGTGACACGGGTGCTACAGGTCCAGATGGTGATACTGGGGCTACGGGGCCTGATGGGGATACGGGTCCAGGCGGTGATACTGGGCCTACTGGGGATCCTGCTGCCAACACCCTCTGTTTAGATTTTAAAGGTGAAGACTCCACTAACGTTGTCTTCCAGTTTTCCTCTAGCCAGACTCAGGGGGCTGCGGATCCGAACGAACTTGAGATAATCAAGATTTCAGATGCAGCCCTCGATTCTGACTCACAGCAACTTCTGGGGAATATTGTAAGCAGCGGGCTCGGAGGCACTATGGTGGTCTACGAAGATCCAGGGGGAGTAAACGAAGAGCAGTTTATTTATGAGTACGCAGCTGTAATAGATGCTGGAACTCAATTTGGTATTGTTGGTCTCAGTTTTGTTTCTGGAAGCTCATCGACTTTTGACACGTATGGTGGTGGTGCCAGCAACAATATAGACGTAAAGATTTGCTTTACGACAGGAATTTCACCTATCGGTAGAAGGCCGTTTGGACTCAAGTATACAAACGGAACATCGGGTACCCCAGGAGACGGGGAAATACTTCTTTTGACGAGTGGGGGGACGGCACCAGCTGACGTCACAAGCATGAAGCTTGACGAGGACATGGTCTTTAGCACAGGTTCTTTATCCCTGTCTGATCATTTCGATGATATAGCTTCTATAAGAAAAGGTGCAATAAATATCGACACTACTGGGGGTGTAATGAAATACACCTTTTCTCAGGCCAACTACACTTCTCCTACGCTACTTCTCAGTAGTCTAACGCTCGTCAACAACGGAGGGGTCAGTGATATTTCTTCGTTCTCTGGTGACACGGTGTTCGTACTAACCTCCACAACCGAGGGACTGGCAGGATCTGATGGCGCTACTGGACCTCAGGGTGCCACGGGACTTCGAGGTGACACTGGAGTTCCTGGCGGGTACGGTGACTCTGGTGCCACTGGTCCTGATGGTGATACGGGCGCTACAGGACCTCAAGGCGCTACTGGACCAGAGGAGAGGCTAGAAAACGACATCGACATCTTCCTTCCGAACGCAGCCAATGAAGAGAGGATATTTGGGAAGTTTACAAAGGCTGACGACATTGAAGCAGGAGATGGAACTAAAACCGCACTGGACATTATCAAGGAGGCTTTGATCCAGCTCGGAACCTTGGGGACCCCTTCTATAACTGGAGACCCAGCGAGCATAAACTACGACACTACCTCTACTTCTACTTCTGTTTCGATTAGCTCTACCCTAAACAACGTAAACGACTCTCAGGGGGCAGATTTGTCCTTTCAGTTGCAAAAGTTTACTGGAGCTACGGCAAACCAGAACTCCAACTTCGCCGATGAGGGGTCAGCGATCGTAAAGACGGGGTCGGGAAATCAAACCGCGACCTTCCCTGATCAGACTGTTTCGTTTGCAGCAAACCCAGCGTCATCTACATTTCAACACTTTAGGGTTCAGGTTACTGATAGCCAGACAAACGAGACGGTAAACAGCGACATCCTTACTTACGACCCCACGTACTCTGCTGTAACCATAACTGGCTTTGCTGCAACCAGAAGGGACAACGCTAGTATAACGGGGGAGTCCAACGCAAACAGAATTGAGTACAACGGACGGAATAGCTTTACAGGAAGTATAACCAAAAACAGCCCAGCCGTTCCGCTTCAGAAGTATGAAATTAGAGACGATTCCAATAACGTTGTAAAGGCCGCAACTACGATTACAGGTAACACCACCTTGTCTTCTGTTTACGATGATGAGGGGTTCATATCTGTGCCTTCTTCAAAGACGTACACGATAAAGGTTTGGGATGACAAATACCCTTACACCACATGGACTTCCACGGCTGCGGCTAGTGCCACCTATGATGTAGAATGGAACAGAAACGTAGTAAAGGCCGTAGCCTCAACAGACGGAGCCACTGCGCTTACTGGGGCGGCTGGAGATAACTTCCAGGCCCTGTACGACATCTCTAGCAGCACAAGGATGAAGCGGGCTGCCGAGCCGTCCAACCTGGACTATCAAGACACTAGTAGTACTCAGCTCGACGTTACTTTAACGTTGGGTAGTGGGTTCGCGGGAACCGCTGCAAATGGAGGGGTGTTTATATACTTCTTTATCCCAAGTATATACTGTAACTGGGATGACGGGGACGGACAGACGATTACTGGTACTGGTGTCGGTGCAAACAACCTTAGGGTGATTCAGATTGACACGGGTGGCAGCCAGTTTACTCAGGTGGTTCAGCCCACGACCAACGCAAACGGAGACTTGTATGTGTTGGATTACGACAGAGAGATTGAGACGGAGTACGGAAACTCAAGTAATAAGACTAAATTTATAATCCTTAGGACGATCGACGCTGTCACGATCAACCTCAGCGGATACAAATACAGATTCGACAATAATCCATAATGCCAGTATTTACAGGAGTTGTACAGAGACCTGACGACGGTGTTCAGGTTGTCATTAACCTTGAGCAAAGACAGGTCAAGGGTCTTGGCATATTTCAGACCGTCAATGAGCGCGAGCAACTCAATGCCAATGTAAGGTCGTCCCCGTTTATGGCCCTTATGGCTAACGACGGAAAGGCATACATATTTGACGGGAATACGGCAACTCAATGGAGTAACAGCTCGTACTGGACTGAGGTAGGGTCGGGGTCTGGTGGTGATACAGGAGCTACTGGGGCTACTGGGGTCGGACAGACTGGAGCCACAGGTAATACAGGAGCGACAGGTCAAAAAGGAGATACTGGTACTGGAGGACAGGGTGCTACTGGTAACACTGGTGTTAAAGGTGATACTGGTGCCGCTGGTAGCCCTGGCGGGGCCACTGGATCTACAGGTGCGACTGGTGCCTTGGGAAATACAGGAGCTACAGGCAATACAGGAGCTAAAGGAGACACTGGAGCGGATTCGAATGTTCAAGGCCCACAGGGTGACACAGGAGCGACTGGTAACACTGGTGTTCAAGGTGATACTGGCGTTAAAGGAGATACGGGCGCTCAGGGAAGCCCTGGGGGAGCAACAGGAGAAACAGGCCCTCAAGGAGCAACAGGCCCTCAAGGAGCAACAGGAGCTGATGGCGCTATTTCCCTAAAAATGGGTAAGATGACCATATCTTCTTCTAGGCACGAAGGTGGTACTGATGAGTTCCTTTTTTCTGATGCAGACGCTACTGACGGCGGGTACGAGAAGATTCCCTTTGACACTAGTGCTATAGCGGACGGCCTTACTGTAGACGCGACCAACTTTGAGATAGATATCGATACAACGGGAACGTATGTTATTGCCTATACCATAAACTTCTATAAGGACGATGGGGGTCAATCTCTCACTCAGTATAACTACAAAACATACGCCGCAACATCTGCAGGGGGCACGCAATATGCCGAATGTATAGTTGACTACAATATTATCCCACCGAACTCAACAAGTGATTTTAGAACGGCAATCGGATTAGAAATCGTTAGCCTTTCCGCTGGGGACAGTGTTGCAGTTTACATAGAGGGTATAGACAATGATCTCGGAAGTTCGTCGTCATTGGGGCTTCAGATAGCAAGTACCGACCTTGAGTACAACGACGATTTCACGGGGTCTTCAAGGGGCGGCTGGTTTCAAGTCTTTAGGGTTGGATCTGGTAACGACGGGGATACAGGCCCTCAAGGAGATACTGGAGTAGCTGGAGACACAGGAGCCGTTGGAGACACAGGCGCTAAAGGCGACACAGGGGCGGCATCTAACGTTCAAGGCCCGCAAGGTGATACTGGAGCCGTTGGAGATACTGGTGCTGTTGGAGACACAGGTGCTGTTGGAGACACAGGTGCTGTTGGAGATACTGGTGCTACAGGGGTAGGCACCCAAGGTGACACTGGAGCTACTGGTCTAGGTAGCCAAGGTGCCACAGGCGCAACTGGAGCGGGCACTCAAGGAGATACTGGAGCTACTGGAGTGGGCACTCAGGGTGATACTGGTGCAACTGGAGCGGGCACTCAAGGAGATACAGGAGCTACTGGTCTAGGTAGCCAAGGAGATACAGGAGCTACAGGGGCAGGTAGCCAAGGAGATACAGGGGCTACAGGAGCAGGTACTCAAGGTGACACTGGAGCTACAGGAGTTGGAACCCAAGGTGATACAGGAGCCACAGGGGTAGGCACCCAAGGTGATACAGGAGCTACTGGAGTAGGTGCTCAGGGAGATACAGGAGCCACAGGGGTAGGCACTCAGGGAGATACAGGAGCTGACGGAGACGTGTTTTCATTCCAGGGGAGCGTACAGGCTAATACAACATACAGCAAAAATGATGTTTTCTACTACTCATCTGGAGTTGCTGGAAGCAACATCACTTCGTTCAGGGTTTTAGCGTCTAGCTACACATCTCCTAATCAGTCGGTGTCGTCATCAGCGATGTTTAATGCATTGGTTGTTGATCTTGGCAATGGGGATCTAGAGACTTTCTCTATATCGCAAGGCGGTGCTGCAGGAGCTGAAGGCGCTACAGGCGCAACTGGAGCGGGCACTCAAGGTGACACAGGCGCTACTGGTTCCACTGGAACTGTGGGAGAGGTTAGGCAGGGAAGTACTATTATAACTAACCCGCAATCCATAAGGCTTGGTTCCGAATTTGGGCTGACGGGAAACAACAATGCTAACGCTGACGTCAGTCTTTCAGCAGATCTTTCTGATTTGTCTGATGTAAATTCTGTTCCTCCTGCTGATGGTGATGTACTTCAGTATTATCAAGGATCGTACTATCCTGCAAAAATTGGAGCTGGAACGGGTATAACGGTTACTTCAGTCACCCCGTCTGCTAATGGTGAGCCATCTACTGAGGTCCGATTAAATAACTCTGAAGCAGCCTCTGCTATACTAGGGTCCGCTAGTTTAACTGACCTAAATGACGTGGCAACGGGGGCTTCCGAAGGAGAGGTCCTAAAGTATGATGCAACGGCTCAAGCGTGGAGTCCAGCCCCAGACAATGACACAAACACCAACATAGCTAACACTGAGCTGTCTCTTTCTGGAAACAGAAACTTTGATGTGAACGGAAATTTTCTGTCGTTCAAAGATGGAGCCAACGTTAGATTTCAATACAACCCAAACGACGGTCATTTTGAATTTATCAATGGACTAAGAGTTACGGGTGAGTTGGAGGCCGCTGTTGGAGGCATGTCTTCTGGTCAAATAAAACTCAAAGAACCCTCTATGGGGGGTAATAACGGGGTGATCCTGAAAGGACCGTCAACGAACCTGACCAGTGATGTGACGTTTATTCTTCCAGATGCGGACGGAAGTGCGGGTCAAGTGATAAAAACTGACGGGTCTGGAAACCTGTCTTTTGTTGATCAGCCGAGCGGAGGGGGCGGTGGTTCGGGTTACACAGGGCCGATTCCGTTGACAAACATTTCAGGAAGGTGGATATGGTCATCTGCTGATGATGGGGAACGTATATATACAGGTCACAGCTCCTACGGTCCTTTTAACTGGTATAGTCACAGTAGTGAAGCAGGTAATACAACCATAAAGGTTTACAGCTCAAGCCACAGTATAGACTCAACCAATGGAACTCTTGCGGGGTGGGGATTGGGGCAGCATGGAATTCGTGTCCCTACCACTGATAAAAAAATTAGAGTCGACTTTGCATTTAGGCTTCAAAACGCCCCAGCGTCTTCTACGTGGGGCTGGAGCGTTTGGAGCGCTGACACGCCTACTTCAGGATCTACCTCTAATGCAACTGCAACTCTTCGGGGTGAGTCGGATGACGTCACTCATGCCTCGAATAGCACTTCTAGATTTTATCACGGGTCTTTTACAACCACAAGTGACATAGACGAAGACTATATCTTGATCATGGCCGAAAACAGGTCTGGATCTCTTGCCAGCTCCACTTACATGTACGCTCAGTACGCTGTTTATCTAGTAGACTAATGAAACCACCTGAAACACCTATAACTCAGCTTGACTCAAGAGCAACGACTGAGGATATCATCAATAAGATAAACGAGATAATCAATAACATCAACGAGATGTGGACTCAAAATGAACCTGCTTAATTGTAACTATATTTGCTAAATGTCAGAAACATTGACTAATAGGATTAGGAGACTTCTGAAAAAGCACGGTCTATCTGGGGTTAACAAGCCTAAGAGGACTCCTTCGCACCCTAGAAAGTCTCACATAGTTCTGGCAAAAGAAGGGAACAAAGTAAAACTCATCAGGTTTGGGGAGCAAGGGGCCAAAACGGCTGGAGCTCCAAAAGCTGGGGAGAGTAACGCGATGAAAAAGAAGAGGGCGAAGTTTAAGAGTCGTCACGCTAGAAACATAAAGAGGGGCAAGATGAGTGCCGCTTACTGGGCAGATAAAGCAAAATGGTAAACGCAATAGTTACATCGGTAGACGCCTTAACTCAGTTCGAGTTGTTGGCGATAGTGGGGTCCCTGATAGGGATGTGGATTAAGTTTCAGACGGACTATACGACCCTGAAGGCCAGGGTACACGCCCTAGAAAATGACAACGGAGAATTGAAGCAAAACATAAAACAGCTTCTTGAAGATATACAGGAGATCAAACTCCTTCTCGCTAAAAACAAAGTAGTATGAACAACACTAGCCAAGTCGCATTCGGTCAGATCGGAAGTGCGCTCACAACAACATCCGCCGTGGCCGCTCCTTCTGGTAAGTCCATTGTGGCAATCACGGTTCTCGCGGATTCTCAGACTGTAACCGCTTCGTCAGAAGACACAGAACTGTGTCCTGATCTTGCCATCGCAATACCTTCGGGTGTTACGGTTTACGGCAGGTACTCTGATATAAAGACCACCAGCGCCAACGGGGCTATCTACTACTTCGGCTGATGAAAGCCGTAAAGAATAAGAAGGAGTCAAAGCTAAAGGTGCTCAACAAAAAGGTGAGCATTGAGCCACCTAAGGGGTATCACTGGATGGAAGAATCTGGTCGTTACTACCTTATGGAGGGGGATTACAAGCCTCACCCTGGGGCCGTAGCTAAGGCGTCATTTAAAACGGTCTCACATGGCTAAGACGGCAAAGAAGTCAAATCCCGCCCTTTGGAAGCGGATTGTGGCTGCCGTAAAAGCTGGTAGCCAGGGTGGACGACCTGGGCAGTGGTCTGCGCGTAAAGCTCAGATCGCTACAGCTAGATACAAGAAGTCTGGAGGTAGGTACAAAGGAAAGAAGTCTAAGAGTAACAGCCTCTCCAAGTGGAGTAAGCAGAAGTGGCGTACCTCAGACGGAAGCAAGTCTGGAGGCAAAAAAAGATACTTGCCAGACAAGGCATGGAAAAGCCTGTCTAAATCGGAGAAGGCAGCTACGAATAGAGCCAAGGCTAGAGGCAACGCCAAAGGCAAGCAATTTGTTAAACAGCCAAAGAGAATCGCAAAGAAGGTGGCCAAATACCGTAAGTAATTTGTGTTTACATTTGTGGAAAATTTAATTTATGGAAGAGAATACTAATCCAGAAGTGCAGGAAAATCAGGACACGAGCTGGTCTTTCGTAGAAGAAAGCGAGGTCTTGGCCGCACAACAGGAAGAGCAACCACAGGGGGACGTCAGGGTCGAAATGACTGAAGAGGTTCCAACTGAGGAAGGCCACTCAACGGAGGAGGTCTATACAGAAGATAACGAAGATTACGAGCAAGGGGACGTAGAGGGGGCTGTGTTTGAATACCTGAGCGAAAGGCTGGGTTACAACGTAGAGTCTATCGACGACCTCATGCAAGTAGAGCAACAGCAGCAGCAAACAGAGCTTGACGAAAGGATTGAGGTAATTATGGACTTTGTCGAAGAGACGGGTCGAGATCCTCAAGACTGGTTCATCTATCAGCAGCTTAACCCCTCCGAAATGGATGACGTTACTGCGATTCAGGTTCAACTGTCTAGTGATTATCCCAACCTTTCTCAGGAAGAGGTCATCACATTGATGAACAACAAGTACAAGCTCGATCCCGATCTGCACTCAGAAGAGGAGGTGAAAGTTTCGCAGCTGCAACTCAAGATCGACGCTCAAAACGCCAGAGGCAGCATTGACGAATTGCGACAGCGGTTCGCAGCACCCGAAGCGGTTGAGAGCGAAGGTTACGAGACCCCTTTCGACGACGAATGGTACAATGCCATGGAGTACGAGACGGGATCTCTCGACGGCGTCCAGTTCGATCTGGGCAACGGACAGAGCTTCACGTTTGGGCTTAATGACAGGTACAGAAGTGAGCTCGTTGAAAAGAATTCTCGCCTTGACGAGTTCTTTGATCCCTACGTCCAACGGGATGGTAGCTGGGACTACGACAAGCTGAATGTTCACAGGGCTGTAATTGACAATATGGAACAGATTGTTCAGGCTGTATATAAGCAGGGCATGAGTGACGGTCAAAGAGGCATTGTGAATCAAGCGGCTAACGTCGGTGTCCCGACTCCGAATCAAGGTGGACAAACCCAGGAAGACAACCTGACAGCACAACTAAGACAAGCGCTGGGAGGGGACTCAACTTGGTCTTTTTAACACAACAAAAAACCTTTTAGATAAAAAACTATGGCGGCTATAGACCCCACCCAAAATGCGTCAGACGTCAACTCTTTGTTGAAGACGTCTGCCGATAAGTATGTCTCCCTTGGGGAGCTTCTCGACTACAACAAGCCCGATAACAGGGACTTGTTGGTTAAAACCTACGGTGATCAGGGCATCACTGGCTTTCTCCAGCTGACGGGTGCTACCCGTAGCGGCGGTACGAACGATGAAGTTCAGTACTGGGAGGAGGGCAGACTGCACAAGACTGTCGCGGTGACCAACATCGCAGCAGCCGATGCAGAATCCGATGTCTCCCTCACCGTGGCTTCTTACACGAACGGTACCGACAACCCTGTCAGACTGAACGACATCCTCCTCACCCCTGGTGGTGACAGGCTGGTCGTTACTGGTTTGGCTGACGGATCTACCGTTACTTGCCGTTCTATGGACGGTAGCGCAGTCACTGTTGATGATACGGATCATAACCTTCCGATCATCGGTAACATCTACGCTCAGGGAACGGGACAGCCGTCTCAGTTCTTCCAGACGGATGTGACCAAGCGCACCAACCCGTACTTCATCACGAAGGAGACCTACCACGTTAATGGTTCTCAAGCCACTAACATCGGCTGGATCAACATCGGCAACGGTGACTACAGATGGTACGTGAAGGGCGAGATGGACACGCGGAAGCGTTTCATGAACCAGCGTGAGATGATGATGCTGTTGAGCCAGAAGTGGGGTGAAGACCTCGGCAACGACAGCAATGACTCCATCGCTTTGGCTGGCGGAGAAAAGTCCGCTGGTTCTGAAGGTTACTTCGACGCTATCGAGCACAGAGGTATCACGACGACTGGCACCTTCGGTGACGGCGCTGGTTTCGCTGACATTGACGAGATCATCTTCGAGCTCGACAAGCAAGGCGCACCTGCTGAGTACGCCATGTACGTTGACACGGCTACGTCCTTGAAGATCGACGACATGCTTGCTGCTGGTATCGCTACCCAGACCACTGCTGGTCTGCCTGGTCAGTTCGGAGCCTTCCAGAACAGTGCCGACATGGCAGTTCAGCTTGGCTTCAAGAGCTTCTCCAGAGGTAGCTACACCTTCCACAAGCACGGTTGGAAGCTCCTGAGCGACCCGACTCTCCTCAACTCCTTCAACGCTGGTGAAAAGCCCTACCTCGGTGCTATGATCCCGATGACGCAGGTTACTGACGCCAAGACTGGCACGAAGGCCCCTGCCCTGGAGATGAACTTCAAGGAGACCAACGGTTACAGCAGAGAGCTGGAGCACTGGGTTGAAGGCGGTGGCGTTCTCGGATTCAAGACGAATGACGAGGACTTGGCTAAGTTCCACTACCGTTCTGAGTGCAACTTGATCACTCGCGCTGCTAACCAGCACGTCCTGCTCAAGGCCTAATTAATCTGAAGTGAGGGGAGGGGGTTTCGGCCCTCTCCCTAATCTTCGCAACACAACTAGATATGGCTGATAACCTGATCCCACTCATACCGCAGACTGCAAGCGCCACCATGACGCTCACAATCGATGCGGCTGAAACCGCAAAAACGGTTGATGCTTTCGATATTGTCTCTGCAAAGCTTTTGATCGACGCTAACGGTGCTGATGCCGAACCGACTTACACCGTTCCCGTGAACGCCGCTGTTGGTCAGATCGTCCACATCGACGTCACTAGCTTGAACACTGACACTGAGGCTGCTGCCGCTGTGGTTAAGCTGACCTACAAGGACGCGACCCTGACGTTTGACGCCGCTGGAGAAGAAGCTACGGTTATGTTTACCGAGCTCGGCGTGGTTGACGTTAGTGACCTCTTTAACGGAACTGCTACCTCCGCTGGAGTTATTGCATAAAACAACAGGTAACTGAGGGGGAGGAATCGCCTCCCTCTCTTTTACCACTCACTTTTAAATTTTAATTCAATGCCTACTACAACCGCAAAGCGGGGACCTGGTCGTCCCCCTGCAAAAAAGACCGAACCAAAAAAGGAATCCCCAAAGAACATCATCAAGAGGGAGGTAAACCCAGTAAAGGCTTACGAGTACAAAACCATAAAGCCGATGGGTGCAACGTACATGATGCAGCAGAAAGGCATCACTGTGTATGACCCTGAGACCGAGATGGTCAGGGAGATTAGATACTGTCCAAACGAGAACAGCATTTGGAGGGATGATCAGTCCCCTGCCGCCAGAAGAGAAAGCATTGTCTTCCTTGAAGGTCGACACTTTGTCCCGTCAAACAAACCGAACCTCAAAGCCTTCTTGGATGCCCACCCAGGAAACAAGAAGAACGGAGGTAAGATCTTTGAAATGGTAGACAAGGAGAAGAAGGCAGAGATTAAGGTCGACACTGAGTTCTTGGTTGCTGATGCTGTCATGATGGTTAGGGATAAAGATCTCAACGACCTGCTTGCTGTGGCTGTCGCTCAAGGCATGAATGTCGACAGGCCAGTGAACGAGATTAAGCACGACCTACTCGTGTTTGCCAAGAAGAACCCAAAGAGGTTCATTGAGTCCTTCGACAACCCTGTCGTGGAAATGAAAGCCAAGATGAGGCAGGCAGAGAAGTTCCAGATCCTGAAGCTCGACCCAGACGGTGTTCGTTGGTTCGATACTGGGAAGCTGATTGTGTCTGTGCCAGCAGGAAAGAAGCCCCTTGACATACTCGTGAGGTATTGTCTTACTGAGGCCGCAGTTCCTGTTGTCGAAGAAATAGAAAAGCAACTGAATCGCTGATCAAAGCGCATACCACGGAAAGAGCCGCCTAGAGCGGCTTTTTCTTTTTGTATATTTGCTGTATGGCAAGCGTTCAAGCCGTATACAACACACTAAAGGATGCAGTGAATAAAGAGCAGCGTGGCTTCGTCACGCCCGCTATATTCAACAACTTCGCTCAGGTAGCCCAGCTCAACATCTACAACAGGCTCTTTAACGAGATGAAGGATGCCAGCAGGAAGAACAGGGCGCAGTTCAACCCTAAAGAGGACAAGTCGTACTACAAGAAGATAGAGGAGGACCTTTCGTATTTCTCTAGATCTCAGAACATAACAAAGGCTGACGGGGTGTTTGACAAGCCCGCAGACCTTTCCAGGATTATTTCGGCTACTACGTTTGGTACTGTCATTATGGGGACGTCTACTCGCGTTCCGATCGAGCTATGCTACGACGAAGGCAAGATCGACAGAATCCTGATCAGCGACCTGTCTGCCCCCAGTGAGTCCTATCCAGTGGCTTTGGTCGGAGACGATATCGAGGTGTTCCCTTCCAGCATACAGAGGATAAGCCTTAGGTACTACAAGTACCCTCAAGGCAGGACCATAGTGGCTAACGGAATTGGTGAGCGGAGCGCATCGCTTCCTACATACACGACACTGACAACAGCTGTAAACGGAGTGGATACGTTTGATCCCGTGAACAGCATAGACTTTGAGCTCCCAGATCATTACCTCTCGGAACTGGTTCATGAAATAGCTCAGCTTGCAGGTCTTTCGATAAGAGATAAAGATGTAATTAGTTTAATGCAAACAGAAGAGGCTGAGAATCAAAAAGATAGAAACTTCTGATGGCAAAGAACTACGTATACATATCTCAAGTAGTAAACGACTTCATACTGACGAGAGACCACGATGACTACGCTGGACACGTGCCAGACACTACGGTCAGGTCTCACGCACTCAGAGGTGTAAGGGAGTTTGGGTTTGACATGTCTCAGGTCGTGCGATCTCTCAAGATTAGCGTAAACTCTACGACTGATACTGTTGAGTTGCCCTGCGACTATGTGGACTGGACCAAGGTCGGTGTCGTGGGGACTGATGGACTCGTGTACGTTTTGGGACACAACAAAAACATCAACTACTCTCAGAAGATGAAAGAGTGCGGTGAGTGCGAAGACAGGGAGGACTCAAAGACGGCTACCGCTGGGTTTTCTACTGCTGGTGGGGACGGCATAAAAGACGGTTTTGACTCTCATATATTCAGGAACTTTGTGTACCAGAATAACGAGGGCAGGCTGTACGGTGTTGGCGGTGGTCAATACTACGGGGAGTTCAGGGTAAACCTGGATCAGAACAGAATCGAGATCGAAGCAGACTCAGGAATCAGCGAGATTGTACTTGAGTACATAGCTGACGAAGCTAGGTCTGAGAACCCTAGGATCCACGTGTATGCAGAAGAAGCCCTGAGGAGCTACATATACTACAGAATCATAGAGAGAAAGGCTTCTGTTCCTGCTAACGAAAAGGCTCGTGCAAGGCAGGAGTATTACAACGAAAGGAGAAAGGCCAATGCTAGGATAAAGTCCTTCACTAAGGAGGAGCTGCTCAAGACGATCAGAAAGAACTCTAAGCAATCGCCTAAGCTCTAATGAATATAGATAAGTTCATACCTAGACAGCTGAACACAGATTCGGATGAGCGCCTCCTGAAGGAAGGTGAGATGCTCGACGCAATCAACGTTACACTGGACCCAGATGGAGACAGCACTGTAGGTGTCTTGAAGAACGTTAGGGGCACAAGAGCGTTGGACTGGGAGACTGTAAATGACGCCGTCCCTACTGACGAGCTGACGGTCATTGGCTCGGTTTCTGACCCGCAGAGAAACAGAATATACTTCTTTGCGGCGAACAACGACAACACGGGCGCTGACTACATCTACTATGTAGACACAGAGAACACAGACACCGCTACGTATCAGGTTGTTTTTCAGAGACCTGCTAACGGGTACTTGAACTTCGACCCGAACTCATTTATAAAGGCAGACGTTGTCAACAGGGATTTTGACGCGGACGGCACCCTGGAGACCATTCTGTACTTTACAGATAATATAAACCCTCCCAGAGCCATTAATGTAGATAGAGCTCTTGCGGGGGAGTATGACGGTTTCAACAATGTGGAGCTTGACTACGTCATAAACACCATCAAGGCAGCCCCCAAAAGGGAGCCCACCTTTAATTTTGACACCGACACCAACTTTAGTCAGAACAACTTTAAGGAGAGGTGCTTTCAATTCGCCACTCAGTTTGTCTACGAGGACAATCAAGAGTCAGCCCTGTCGCCTTACTCAAGGCTTGCGTTTATAGACTCTGCAAGAGAGACGTCTGTGGATACAGAATACGCGGATGAAATCTTTGCTTCTCTGGTGTTTGAAAATAACGTGATCGAAATCGACACGATGTTCAGGGGATATGTGGGTAACAACCTGTCTCCTGCTGCTGAAGTACCTACTGTAGATACGATTAGGATCCTTGCAAGAGAAGATAATGATGGGGCGTGGTTTGTGATCGATGAGGTTGATGCTAACGAAAACGACGTTAGAAACATAAACGGAACAGACACAACTGTATACAACTCTAATAGCGGCATATACAGGTGGTATAACAACGGAGGGTACAGGACGTCTAGTACTCTTGCTACAGACAAGCTGTATGATAACGTACCGCTTCTGGCTAGAGGTCAGACCTTTGCAGGGAACAGAATCGTGTACTCGAACTACGAGGAGGGGTACAATAACGATGTTACCCCTGAGGTAGACATTACAGTCGTGTATAACGATGGGGGTGCGTTTACTGCAGATCAATCAGGAACGACTACTGATGTAGTTGATTTTATCGTTGACGAGGTAACTGGTGTTCCAGACGCTCTTAACGATGATGGATCTATAGTGGTTGACTTTGACACTGCGTTTTCTTCTCTGGGTCCTGCCGATCAGCTGAACGCTGGATCTGTAACTACGATTCAGTTTACTTGGGAGCCTCAGGGTCACGTGGACATCGCTGGTCCTAACTCTCCCGTCATGTTTCAGGGTGTTGACTCGGCTGGAGATACCGTAGCAGGATTGATTCAAGGTGCGACTAACGCCCCATACAACGTGTCGGGCTCTGCAGCCCAGAAATGGAACGTAAGCTTTAGCTATACCGCATCTGAGGGTGACACCGTTACCACTCTTGCTAATGCGTTTTCCGATTATATAACAGCACAAACGTGGTCATACACGATAACCCCCACCTCCACCACCATATCGGAGGATGCCGCTCAAAACGTCTCTGATATTGCGACTTTTCCGCTTGGGTTGATTGGTGCTAATCACACTATCGGGTGGCAGTTTGTGACGGTATCAGGCAATGGTGTAGTGTATATACAGCCATATATCTATGTATACACTGTTAACCACGATTCACTCTATGCTCTTCGAGATGCATCAAATGATCAGGACTTCGACCCAGGTGGAATGCAGGGAGAATCTTGGTGGAGGATAGAGACTCAGTCTGACGACTTTATATCCGCTGGGTCTCAAACAAGAACCAATCACACCTACAACTTTAGCAACTCCTCAGACGACTACGGTATAGACGACGTTATTTTCAGGTCTAACTCTGTCAATACCACCCCTTCGTTTAAGGCTGGCGCCATGCATGAGTTTGCTATGATGTACTATGATGAGTACAACAGAAATGGACCTCTCTTGAGGATCGGAAGCACTTATGTAGAGCATACATCTGAGAGAGATGTAGACGGAGGCGATGGATTGGGTCCAGTCGAGATCCAGTTTGATATTAATCACGATCCGCCAGACTGGGCGACCAGCTACAAGATACTGTACCCTGGAAACTCATCATTCCAAAGTATTTGGACAGGATCAGTACAGAACTCGTTTGTGGAGTACAGGGATGATGGCAATAACGGCCTTGAGATAAACCCAAACAAGAGGCACCTGTATCTTTCTATCGAGGGCAACGAAGAGCTCAAAAGGGAGCACGGTATAAACACATCTTATGCGTTCAATGAGGGTGACATACTCCGCGTGATCTCGTATAATAACGACGGAACAGAGGGTGTTAGGGCTCAGTCTAGCCAGCCAGCAAACGCTCCTCTTATTGAGTTTAATGTGGTCCGAACAGTAACCCTGGACGACGGGGCTGACAATCCTCTTAAATCTAGCGACGACGAGGACCTTGTGGCCTCTGGTAAGACAGGGAGGTTTATCGTTGTAGAGGCCCCTCAAGTGGACGCGGGTATACCAGCTCCAGTTACAGGGGGTTTGATTCAATATCAGGGGTGGGACTGGTGGTCAAGAACAAACACGGACTACCCGTATGTGGTAGACGGGAACCAGGTCTCTAGCAATGGAGAAAACAGGTGGAAGAAAGAGGCTATTGTTGAGATTTTGACTCCGCTCGGAATACAAGATAGGTCCGTCTTCTACGAAATATCAGACTACCGTGGAATCGGAGTCCCAAGAAACTCTCTTGAAGATAACGAGCACGGTCCCCCGTTTAGCCTCAACAACGGGGACATCTACTATAGACCAGTAATCTGCTCTATAAACAACTACTCCAGCAATAATTGGACGGAGGACCCGTCAGACAGGAGAATACGCTCCATAATCATGGAGTCAGACAGGTTCTCGGACAGGAGACAAAGAATCGACTGGGGCAAGGGTCGAGCCCACTTTGCGCTTACCGAAGGGGAAAACAGAAGAAGATTCAACGCCGTCACTTACAGCGATAAGTTGATTGATGACCTGAATAACAACTACCTCCACTCTTTTGACAAGAACAGCATTAATTACATCGATCTAAACCCATCATACGGGGCGGTGAATTACATCGATCGAATGGGCGAAAGGATGGTGGTGGCTCAGGAAAACAGGATCGGAAGGATGTCTGTTGGAGAAAGGCTTCTCAGGAACGCAGACGGAACCGCAAACTCGCTTGCCCTGACGGACGCTCCGTTTAATCTAGATCTCTACTATTCTGGGGATTACGGTATTGGCGACAACCCAGAATCCGCTCTTGTTCATGACGGTCAGTTCTTCTTTGCTGACGTGTCCAGAAACAGCATCGTTAGACTGTCCTCTGAACAGCTTTACCCGATATCAGAAAAAAGGTGTAGGTCCCTGTTCAACGAATTGTTTGAAGAGTACAGAGACTACAACGGTGCTGACGGACGAATTGTGTCTGGATACGACCCTGATGTAGATATGTACTACGTCACGTTCATCATGGGTGCTGACAGTGACACAGTGGGGTACTCTGTGTACGGCGGGTCGGGCGGCAATGGGGCATGGATTAGTCGATACACGTTCCTCCCGACCAACTACGCCAACCAAAATAACCTGATGTACTCCACTCTGTGGAATGATCCCAACACTGTAGATAACGACTTTGATCAGCAGCTGTTTTGGGTTCACGATGCAGACGCATACAACACTTTTCACGGAAATGCTGCCGCCGCTTCTGACATAACCTTTGTGTCCAAGAAGGTTCCTAGTCAGGTCAAGGTGTTTGATGCCATATCCTACGAAGGGAGTTCGGCCAACTGGAATATACAGGACATTACCACAAACCTAGGTAGCGATGGAGATGCTTTGGCATGGACAGAGCGGGAGGGCAGCTACTATGCTTACATAACAAGGGATGTAGATGGATCTAAGCACATAACTGTACTTGGGTCTGTCGACACATCAGACACTGACGAAATTGTGTTCCAGCAAGCCATAAACAACATACCTGTTCCGTCTGGGGCAGAGTTGTTTGCTGTAAACGGGGCAAACCTAGACAGCCTGACTAACGGGGCTGCTGAAGCCAGAGTAAATGCAGTGACAGGCATCAACTCCATATCTACTAATGGAGGCGCTATAAACACAGATAACACAGCTCAGAACACCGTTATTGTTGCTCAGACTGACGCGGCACTGAACAGCGACCCCATTAGAGGTCACTGGGCACAGATAAGAATGACAAACGCACAAGCGACTCAGCACGAGTTGTACTGCGTAAACCTAGTAATAACACCATCCCTGATACACCATCCAAAGGGATAACAACTATATTTGCAACATGTTAGGAATATTGGCAGCAGCAGCATTGGGGGGAGGGCTCCTTATGAATAAGGCTGAAAAGGATCAAAACCTCAGAGACAGGAATAGAAACTTCAGGGCTGTAAGTGACGCAACAAAAGAGACGAACTTCAGGCAGGGGAGGATTGAAGACTCTTTTGGTATGAACCCCTATATAAGGGAGTCACTTGAGCTTGCTAGAAGCGGGAATCTCGTAAAGTCACAGACTGACGCCGCAAACCTTAGCAGCGCCAATCAGCTTGAATTGGCAGCAAGACAAGGAAACAGAGGGGGTACGAACGCTGCACAAATAGAGCGTATCAACCAGCAAAATCTGGTGAAGGCTCAGGATATGCAGCAGCAAAACCTGAACACTGCACTTACGGCTGCCAGCGCAAACAAAGACAGCCTGACGAGGGCAAAGAGACAGTTTGATGAAAACAGACTCAACCTTGCAGACACTAAGCTGGCTTCAGCTCAAGAGAATTACGCTACGGCCATCGACAACGAAGCATCAAGACCATACAGGTTTGGAGCAGAAATGCTCGGTACTTTTGGGGATATATTTGGCGGGGGAGCTGGAATTGCTACTGGAGCGAAGGGAATGAGGCTTCCTGGGGAGTTCTCACACAAAACCAATCCAATCGACATTTATCGAAACGGAAAAAGAATTGCACAGGCAACGGGGGAAGAGACCATGTACGTCATTAACGACAAACAGAAGGCTAAAGCAATGGCTCAAGGTGGGTATATCGCCTCGCTCCTTAGAAACCTTGACAAAAACTCAGCATGAAGACAGGGGCAAAAACACAATACCCAGTAGAAAGAAGAGGGTTCAGCTCTGAGTCTTTTCTACAAAGGCAGTCACCTAAACTTCAGGCGGCCTCTGCTAACGCTGCCGCTAAAAGGGCTGCTGAGAGAGACTTGGCTAAGCAGCAAGCGGCCTCAGCGCGAGAATCATACGACAAGCAAGTTGAAGCCCAGCGAAAAAAGTACATGGACATGGCCGCTCAGGTCGATGCTCCAGGAACGGAGAACATGTACGATGGTCACTTCAGGATGCTTGATGAGCTGGCCCAACACCTTGCTGATCCAGAAAACATTAAGCGGTTTGCCTCTACCCCTGAGGGCGAGATGGAATTCACCTCTTTGCTTGACCAGCTGGATACAATGACTGGCACGTTTGAGAGCTACTACAAGTCTACTTACGGGACCCCTGAGGACGAGAAGGACGGAAACACGTTCCAAGCGTCTCTAAACAGGAGTATTACTGGTGTGGACGGGGACATTGACTTCATGACTCCGCACGAAGAGATGATCTCCAGGGCTAACGCTCTCGATGAGGTCAGCGGGCCGATGTTCGAAAGGATGGAGATTGTTGGAGGCAGGCCAGTATTTTACTCCCCTGACGGCACTGAGATAAACTTTGATCAGAAGTTCCTTGATCCCAACGTATTTAGGTCCGAACAACAGCTTAGACCCCCTGTGCGTGGCGCTGATCTGCTTGGTAGATCATACGACCCCATGGCTTTCGAGACAGAAGAGGACGTCGAGGACTTTATGCTTGAGTCTTTGAACAGGCAGGACATCATGAATGATGCTCTTAGGTCCTACATAACCGACATGAAGGAGACCAATCCTGATTTTGACGCAACAATAGAGGATGTAAATACAAACGGAACTTTGCGCTTGAGAGTGCAGAAAGCCTACGTTGAAGACGCAATTAACGAATGGAATAAAAGAAGGGGAGCCGAAGGGACAGAGAGCGCACCTGTTTCAGAAACAGATCCTGCTGACTCAGTATCAGGAGATATGGGTGAGTTTACAGACGCAGACTTTGACTTAGATAACCCTGAGGACCAGTTTGGGGATTCTGCTGGAGTTGCTGTAGGGACTTCTGCTTTTGCTTTCGATGTAAGAACCCCTGCCGTAGACATCGGGGGGATAGACAGGAAGATGGAGAGAATGACGTTCGATACAGACAGCCTAAGTTGGAAAATCAAAATGGACTTTGCAGAAAAAGAAGACGGAAAGTCCTACCCAGAATTTACGCTTACCATACCCACTGATGCAGATGGAAAGCCAAAGATTACAAAATCGCTTAGGAATATACAGGACGCTTTTGACGATGAGTATGGGACGGCGCAGTTTGAAAAGCTGATGACTGAGATAAAAGACAGAGCCATAGGCTCTTGGTGGGACCAGAGTAACGAGTAATCTTGTTATATTTGCGTAGATGAATGTCGCGCAACAGGATATGGTTAAAGCCCTGCTTAATCAGGGTAAAACGCAAGAAGAGATAAAGAAGTTCTTGCTGGTTTCTAATCCAACCCAGCAAATCTCTGACGAAGAAATTGCCGAGATAAGCAACCCTGATCAAAAAAAAAAAGAGCAGGGAGCTTTAAAAGAGGAAGAACCAGGGGATACGCCATCCGAGCCTTCGGAAAAGAGTTCGGAGTCTACTCCAGAGACCTCTGAAGAGCCAAGCAAGAAACAGCCACTAGTGACGTTCTCTCCTCAGCTGGAGGACGATCCTGAACCACTGGTTAATCAGTTTAGGAACTATCTGCTCGATGTTCATGGCACTGATAAAAACGAGAAAGGAGAACCCATAATCGGTGCCTACACGCTTAGCGATAACGCTAGACTTGCGGGTGGTTTTGGGTTGATGGCGTTTGAGTGGGCGAAGGAATCTGGTCTCACTCAGGAAGGTGAGAACGCCTTCGAGGACTTCCCTAAGTACGAAGGTCAGTTTGTGGAGTTCTTGGAGAAAGAGTACGGGGACTATGAGAGATCAGAGGAGGACAACAAAAACTACCTCGCTGGCAGTATATACATGGATATCTCTAATGGGCATCGGGATATCATCGTAAACAATCGAGACGCGCTTCCGTCAGAGATAAACGACAAAATAAGAAAGTTTGACGACGACTATGTCAATGAGATAATACCCATTCTTGGGTTTGAAACCGAAGATCAGCTTGAAGAACTGTCTGAGCTGATGTATGAAAATTACAATTTCAGGCTAAATTTTGATGGGGATAGCGTGTACAATGAAGACGTCAGTGGTTTGCTGGCGCCTTTTGCTGCGGTTGGAGCGGGAGCCGTAGACATGGTTTCTGGACCCGCGTCACTGATTGCTGGTCCTTTTGCATGGCTTGCAAACAAGCTTGATGGGGATTCGTCCAACGACAAGACGTATGCCGAGTCTGTTGCCGACATAGACCAACTCTTTGCTAATGTTACTGACAACATTAGGAAGAAGGGGATGAAAGACTACCAGGACTACGGGTTCGAGGAGATGTCCGAGAATCCACTACATGGGATTGGATGGGCAATTCAGGGTATTGCGGAAAGTGCGCCTCTTATGGCGGCGTCTATCGGAGCTGGAATTGCTACTGGAGGGACAAGCGTAATGGCTCAAGCTGTAGCTGGTGGAGCGGCTATCGCGGGTAGCGTTGCAACTAACACGTTTGTAGACAGTTACAGGGAGGACCTTAACGCGACAAGAGAGGGAATGACCCCTATTTTTGACATGACGGCGTCAGGTAACGGGAAAAGGTTCTTGATGGCCCTTGGAAGTGGCGTCATTGAGGGTGGATCAGGTGTTATCCTGAGGGGGGCTCTGGGCAGGGTTACTGGAAAGGGGGGTACTCACGATATTTTTAGAAAGATCTTTCTTGGCACCAAAAATCCCCGTACTCGACTTGAACAGCTTTTGATTTATGGAGGTCCTGCGTTTGCAGAAGTGCCTGCCGAAACAATGGTGGAGGTCAGCGCCCAGATGTACAGAGACTGGACGGAGTACACTCTTGGAAACAAAGACTACGACCCTGATCAAATCTGGGAAAACGCACTTAAAACAGCAGAGGCGTCTGTTGTGACTACAGCTGGACTTTCTACTGCTGGAACGGGTGTAGCCATGGTTAGAGAAAGGAACAACCTTTCTCAGGGTTCCAGGATTGACACCAACGACCCTTACAGGGAGCTTGAAATAGAAAACATGTCTAACTCTCCAGCCGACGAGGGGAACTACATGAGGTTGTGGTACAGATTTGAAGGCGAGGGTGTTGATTTTAGGAGTCAAGCGGAGGCCAATATTGCCATGGCGGATTCATCGCCATTTGATCTTGATGAAAATAGCACTAGTCAGGACTACATAAACGCTTATGAAAAGCACAGAAAGACCAATCGGGATAAATACAGGGCCATTAGGCTCAGGGATCCTAAGCGATTCTATAGGTTGCTTGCCATCGACAAGAAGCTTGCAGGGATTGTTCAAACGGGCAGGCTTGCAGAGGCTAACATGTCGTCCGAAACCCTAAATGATAGGGCGATAGAGAGAAATAAGAACAAGAGAAACCAGAAGAGAAAGGAGTTTATAGACCTCATGGACGAGCGCCGCAGGCTCTACATGGAGTTTGAGTTTAACAACGACTTCTCAAAAGGAGAACAGATTCAGATCGACGACCAGCAGACGGCGTCTCGCGTAAACCAGCTGGACGGACAGGTTGCTGACGCTGAAACCGCTTTGGCCGCCGCAGAAAGGTCGCAAGGCGGAGAGGCTGGAAACCCGCTTATCGTAAAGCAGAAAGAAGAGGACCTTCAGTCTGCTAGAGACAGAAGAGACAGGGCCAATGAGCTCGTCACAGAGGTCAACAATACGAGGGACGAGATAGAAAGGATGCAGCAAAGAGGGGCTCCTATTGAGACCCTAAAGAAGTACGTTGGAACGCTCATCGATACAGAACAGGAGTTGGCCGACTTGCTGGAGGTAAACAATAGAGCTACAGGAAACAAGAGAAAGAGAAACGACATGGAGGTCCTGGCTCCTGTTGAGCGTCCTGTGACCTGGTCTGCTGCTGATCAAGCTCGAAACCATTTTGCTGACGAAGGCAGTATGGGTAGCACGTTCACGTTAGACGGGACGGACCATGCTGGAAAGCCGATGGCTAGTGTAAGCATCTTCCCAGAAAGAAGTATTGTCGTTGACGGACAGATGTCCGAAGCGGACTTGATCGCGAAGCTGGACGAGTTCAAAGAAACGAACAAAGACATACTGGAAGGGAACGAAGATGTGATCGCTATCGGTACGTTCTACAGCCCAGAAAGCGAAAAGACGTTTATCGATCTGTCCGCCGTGGTGGACAAAGAGACTGCGGTCGAGCTTGGTAAGCAGTACAACCAGGAGTCTGTCTGGGATCTTGAGAACATGGAGTCCATCGATACTGGTGGTGATGGTTCTCCCATTGAGGGCCTCAAGCCTGAGGCTGACAGGGTGGGTGATATCAGGGACATCCAGGGCCCACCAGCAGTAAACGTCGAGCAGGCAAAAGCCCAAAGGGGTATTGACGGCAAGTACAAGGACTACCAGATGAACAATGGTCAGTTTGCCATTGGAACAGACACAAAGCTGTCGCAAGAAGATATCGACTTCATAAACAAGAAGATCGCGCCCACTCTGTCCAGAAACCTCGACAACGTCACGATAAGGGTTCACACCGACAAGGAGTCTGGAAAATATGTTGCTGGGAATAATTCAGACGGATCGCTGTACAACGGATACGCGGTAACGTATGAGGACGGTAGCGCTGTCATTCACATCGTCCCTGATGCAATCGCTGGTCAGACAAGAAAGAGCACTAGGTCGGTCCTCATGGAGGAGGCCATGCACGTTATAATGGGTCCAGCTCTGGTAGACTATTTCAAGTCAAACGAGAAGGGCGCTCAAAAACTTCTGACGGATCTTGCTGGAGTCACACGGTCACTTGCTAGGGAGTTCCCAGAACTGGTTGATCTTAACGAGCAGACCGCGCTCAAGATGATGACTTACGCGGACGGGAAGGACTTTAGTGAATTGAGTCAGGACCAGCAGGCTGCTATCTACGAAGAAGCTGTATTTGAACAACTCTCAGAGCTTGCCCCGTACATGGACAAGAACACCTTGTCCAAGCAGCAAAAGAGCAAGTTCATGGATGTCGTCAACAGATTGGCGAAGCACCTTGGCTTCCCGTTTGTCACGACCCCAGACGAAGCACTAGACCTTTTGAAGAGGGCTGGACAGATGTATAACGAGGGAAAGGCCCTTGAAGCTGATGTATCTTCTCAGGACAGAGAGTCGGCGTCTCGCAGTAACGCTAGGAAAAAGCACGTCCAGTCTCTTCCTGCCGACGATCAGTTCGTAATGCGGTATGCGCAAAAGGTCGTTGCGAGAGGCGGGTATGCTGCTGGAATAGGCGTTGGAAGCAAGTCCAATGAGCAGACATTTAACGGCAAGGGCCACTTCATTAATTGGTGGAAAAGAGCCACTCTGAACGGAAAGCACTACGATCACTACAGCGGTTTTGAGGTCAGCACAGACGGGGGAAAAACATTCGAACCCGTGGATGTGGAAGCCATGAGAAACTGGAACTTCAAGCCACTCAAGAGGAGGGAGACGGAGTTCGAGAAAAAGAGGAGGCTTTGGGAGGAAGAGCAGGCTCTCAATAGAAAGGTCATGGACCTTTTTAGAGACGAGTACGGTACGGAATGGGGCCTTTATACAAAGAAGCAAGAGGTGCAGGCGGAAATCTTCAAGACGTTTATGACGGAAGAGGAGATTGAAGCTCACCTTGATAGCACCCCTTACGGAAGAGGAAAGGATAAAGGCGACTACGACTGGCACTCTCTGTCTACGGAAAAGAAAGAGGAGTTCCTTGCGGCGGCTGAGGTGTACACGGGAAGGCGGAATGATGATAGTGGATCGGACGTTTTGACCGAGAGGGCCAACAAGGAGCTCATGGACATCAATAAGATCATGAGCATCGAAGACCTGAACGAAAGGGTTGAGAAGATGAAAAAGATGCTCAGCAGATACAAGTGCGGTGGTGACACCAACGCTTGTGAAATCAGAGGCGACAAAGCTTACTTGGCTGTGTATCTGGATATGGTGAAGGCGGCCATGGATCAGAGCGGATACTCTGTTAACGCTGCAGCTGATTTGCTGTCTGGTATGCTTAGGTTCCACAACGACTTGAGAATGTCGAGGGGGCAAAGACCGATTACTGAGATCCACAAAGAAAACAGAGAACTTGCGGAAATGGCGGCAGACATGATCGCCGAAAAATACGCGGGCACTACAGACATCATACCTAGAAACTACAGGGATTTCAACGATCTGTTCCTGACCACTATGGCGATTACGTCGAACGGCAACAGGTCATACGCTAACACTAGGCTGGCGTTGCGGTTGCATGATGCATTCTTGAAGAGGCTTAACGGAGGGGCTCAGTCTCTTAGTGAAGCCATGGGTGACGTGATACTTGAGGGAATCAGGGAATACAACCCAGAGATAACTGGAGGCGATGTAAGGGCTACACGGGGCAATGCTGTGGCTGATGAACTCAAGGCGCTTATGGAGTTTGCTGACGCATACTACGACCCTGAGACCATGGCCTTTGATTCCGATGCCTTTGCCGCCGATCTGGGGAAAAAGAGAATTGGCAAGGATGGCCCTGCAGCCAGAGATATAATATCCAAGGAAGGTGGGGACGCACAGAAAATTGGTGAGTTTGTACCTGCCATCCTCGGACAGGATCAGAACTCCACCTTGGCAAACGAGCTGTGGGTGATGAGGCTTATGTCTGCTCTTCAAGGTAATTTTAACTTGAAGCTCGACATGGAGGGCGAGCAGATGCTCCTCGACTACAGCCTAATTCCGAACGTTCAGGAGTTTAACAGAAACAACAAGATTACCGACGACATGGCTAGACAGGGTCTGGCTAGTGTCGGAAGAGAGAACGCAAGTGAAATCACCGACCCAGTAGAGCTTGCTATTGGTGGACTGATTTACCAGAAGGCAAGAAAGGATATCACTCAAGCCCAGAGAAACTCTGCCATAAACTTGTTCAGAAAGGTCATAGGAAGGGATCAGCTGTTTAATCCGAAGACCAACCCGATGGAGACCAAGGCTATTCTGAAAAAGACGGCCCAACTCCTTAACGAAATGTACGGTCTTGCAGAGGGGGACCAGCAATGGAACGCTTTCATCGTACAGCAAGCCCTTTGGGAATCTGCCCAGGAAAGCATGGGTTACTTCCAGGACGGACAGTACAGCGCAGTAGACTACAAGACTCAGCTGGAGAGAATCAAGGAGGCTGATGACTGGTCTACCATGGACGACTATTACGTCGACACACATAACGTTAGTCACGTACTCGACAGTCACTCTAACGGAAAAAACGTATCCTCAGAGAGAGCGTCTATGCAGCTTGACCTGTTTGGTGATACAGAATCTGACCTTGAAATACAGGCTGATCAGTCGCCACTCTGGAGAGCTAGGACCATTGAGAATGTACCCCTTGTGAACACCAAGACTGGAAAACAGGCTATGTCCGATGACCTTGTCTCCGATGCCCTGCAAACAGATAAAACTTCTGTCAGGATTATGGGGGAGAATAACGAGGTCAATGAAGGGGACATAGTGGCTGTCAGGCTTAACCTTAATGTCAAGAAGAACACGGGGGTGCCAGTACAAACCATACACGAAAGAACGGCAAGCGGAAAGGCTCTGCAGTATGGAGGGGCGGTGACACTTAGGAACGTTACTCTGGACGTAAATCAAAACGCCAGAGAAAAGATCGTTACGTTCAGGGAAAACAAGTTCCCCATGGCTGCTGTAAGGGGAGAGTTTGTTTCCTCTGGAGTGGAAGGTGCAAATCTAAATGGGGTTGTTGCTACGTTCAACCCGTTCAAGCAACACCTGTTTGTGGATGCTGCTGGTAGACCAATCAAGTCTGCCGAGGAAGCCACAGTGATCGGGAACACCGTTATCCTGAGGGGAGAGATTGAGTACTACGATCCTTCTGATCCTGTAGCACAAAGAGGATTCCAGGAAACTGACGCCAATAAGGCGGCTAGACTGGACAAGGGGAGTGATAAGTATGAGGGTAATCTCAGGAGGTTTGAAGCATTTATGGAGCGTGCGATGGGTATTACCCATGAGACCAGAGAGCAACTAGAGGCCGCTTACGAAGACCTATCTGTTAGCTCCAAGGTTGCGCTTTCTGAATCCGAGATAGCCGAAGGAATGGCTACGGCACACGAACGTGCCAGCGTATCCGAGTATACGGATGGAAAGAGAATGAGGGGAACAGCGAGGAAGCAAGCCCCACTCTTTGGTACGGACACTAGATCCCAGATCATAAACAATCCTGAGAACTTCATTAAGCCTCAGAAAATCAAGGAGATAAGGGAAGACCTTACGGCCTATACTGATGGAGAGCTCGTCAGCTTTATGACAGACGACTCTATTGGAAGACTCTCTCAGAGAAATGACGACATTGGGGTGTTGGCAGGAGCTGAACTGCTGTCCAGAGCCATTGCAAGGGGAGAGACAGACAGAATCCCTGGGCTCATTGCTGAGCTGGCCTCTATCGGTACTTCAGCTGGTAGAATTCTTAGACACTTCAGAGAGCTGAAAAGCTCCAACCCATACAGCCTTGCAAAGATAATTGAGTCCGCTGTGATTCAGGGCGGAAACAAGTTGTCAGAAGAACAGACTCAGAGGCTGAATGATATCTGCACCAAGCTTTATGATCAGCAGGCTAGGGTCGAAGACCTTATGAAGAAGGGGATTGCGGGCGAGGATGTTGACGCTGAATTTGAAGCAGCATTGAAAGAGATGCAGGCTACTGAGCGTCAGCTCGATACGTTTGCCAACGCAATGGTCGAGAAAGGTTGGGGAACAATCTTCAAGCAGCTGGTTCAGGGTAACCTTCTCACCCCGTTCTCTCAGATAGTTAACGTGGGTGCAAACACCGTGAACCTGTTTGGGCAAGCCATTGTCGACTCTGGATCTTTGCCTGTGGAGGAGGCCATGGTTAGGGCTGGAAACCTGATCGGAAAGAATCTTGAGCGGAAGCGCAGGCCCAGCCTGATGGCTTACTTCTACGCTATGAAGAGGTTTGGTGCTGGTTTCGTGGAGGCTGCCGATCAAATCTTAACGGGACAAGACAAGGATAGGTCTGAGTGGAGAATGGCTAGAGGCTTTGCTCCGTTTAGATCTCTCATGGCTGTTTGGGGAAATGATCTACCGCTTGGTGTTGACGGAAAGGGGAGCCCAAGTCAGAAGGCTAAGCTTATCGTTCAGGGAACTCTCGGTATACCAGCAGAGACAATGTTTAGGTTCCTGTCTTTGGGTGACATCCCGTTTAGGAGGTGGGCTGAAGCTAAACACCTGTATCAGCTTGGCGTGTCCAGAGGATTAGAGGGAGAGGCGCTAAACAGATTCCTGAAGTTCCCGAACAAGAAGGACCTTGAGGTTGCTCAGAGGTCTGGAAGGAAGCTCACCTTCCAAGAAGAAGGGTTTGTAAGTGGGGTTGTAAACCAGACCGTGGGCACAATGGAAAGCGCCCTGGCAAAAGGATTTGAGATGATTCCTGGAGTCAAGAACGGTCGGAACTTTGCTACTGCCATCATGGGTGTTGTCCTCCCATACAGGAGTACCCCAGCCAACATCTTGCAAGAGACCTTTACTTGGACCAACCCCTATGTAGGCCTCACTAGAATGGCAAACGAGTTGTCTAAGGGAGAAACCGAAGAGGCTTCCAAGACCATGACTAAGATGATGCTGGGGGCTACCACTCTGGAAGCGGCCATGATGATGATATCAGAAGGCATTATATCTGGACCTGTAGACTGGCAAGACGACGAAAAGCGGAACATGGCTTATGACTTGTTCCCCCCTAACTCCATAAACGTCTCCGCCCTTGAGAGACTGATAAACGGAGAAGACCCGTCTCACAGCGTGGACGACACATTTTTGAGGTACGACAAGATGGGTATGTTCGGGGCGATTATGGCTACGGCTGTACAATCCATAGACTCTGATGACCTTGCTGACATAAAGGGCAGGGAGTATGGGGGTCCAGTTGAGTTTACGTCTCACCTTCTGTCCGACTACTTCGGAGCCTCGTCTGTCTCTGCGGCATCCGCTATGATGGAGCAGAGTTTTGTTCAGGGCCTGAATCAGTTCTTGCAAATTCTTATCGGAGATAACGTTGAACGTGATATGGAAAGGTTCGTCACTACCGCCTTCCGAGCAGGAAGTGCAGCTGTATTGCCCAACACTCTCACGTCACTGTACAAGTCTGAAAGAGTCTTCTTGCCTGACGCAAGGACTACAAAGGACATGACTACAGCCGAAAGGATCCTCAAGAAGTTTGAGTACACGCTCAAGGAGAGAACCTTTGGCATGTCTGATGTCCCTATCAGAGTTGACTGGAAAGGACAGGACATTACTCAGACTCCAAGAGGTGCTAACGGGTACTTCTATGAGATGTTCGATCTTACCAGAGCCAGACAAGGATCGGCTGACCCGCTGTCAAATGAGATTTGGAGACTGTACGAACAGACTGAAGAGTTGGCTGACGTTTGCTCGACCCCTGGATACGCAGAGAAGAGAGCTGTTGCTGTGCCAAACATAACTTCCAAGAGAGACCTTCGCTTGAAAGCCGCGCTTCCCAAGCAATACTCATGGATGGAAGATGAAGAGTTCATGGCAGAGAGCGTTTACCTCAACACAGAGCAGATAAACAGGCTCATGAAGATATCTGGACAAAACAGATATAACGCTGCGATGGCTGTTGTTGAGTCCCCAGAGTACAAGAATGCAAACGATCAAGACAGGATCGAAATGCTGAAGGATGTCAATGATGAGTACAATGGGGCGAAGGAGTACAATGATGAAGGATTTGAGGATCACACAATAGAGTTATTCAATATCATTCAGGACATATACGATGGCAGATCAGAATAAGAAGTTTAAGGACACCAAGGTCGGGAGGTGGGTTGCTGAGAAACTGCCTGATGTGGCAGATACGCTCGGCGGGGTGCTCCCTGATCAAGGTGTCTTAGGCGTGGTCAAGCGCGTTGTTGCAGGAGATCCTGAGTTGTCAGCAGAAGATAAGCTTGAGTTTGAAAGACTGGCCGCCGAACAAGAAATGAATGCTCAGGAGCAAGTTACAAGGAGGTGGGAGGCTGACGCCAAGTCTGATGTCAAGCTTGCCAAGTATATCAGGCCCATGACCCTGATCGTACTGATCGTATTCTTTATGGTCCTGACTGTATGGGATGGTATGGACATGAGCTTTATGCCCCCAGAAAACTACATCGACCTCCTCGAAGTCCTGATGCTTGCTGTGTTCAGCGCGTACTTTGCAGGAAGAACGATAGAAAAGGTCAGAAAGTAAGAGAGGCCCCGAAGGGCCCCTCTCTAAGGTTAGCGAAATTACCCCGCACTAAGTCGGTGTAACGGTGCTAAGATAGTACAGCTGGCTTACCCAGCATTCGCTTATCGGACGGGACATGCTCCAGTATCGCAGTTGTCGATTTCAATCTCGTCAAGCGAGAGCTTGTCCAGAGACGTAATCGGGGTGACACCAGCTTTCATCTCCTCGTACTGCTCCTTTGTAATCTCTTCCAGCGGGGCCTGATCAAAACCATGGTCGCTGTGGAGGAGGAAAGAAACAGACTTGGTATCGATATAGTGGTCGTGTAACCACCAGCGGATAGCCTCCAGCTCTTCCTTGCGGTAGTAGATGGTAACGCTGACGCTGTTGTCTGACCACTCGGCTTGCAACCTGCGGATAACGTCCAGCTGATCACATGCGCTCATGTCGTCAGCGAACTGCGTGCCCTCAGGGAACGAGCAAGGGAAGCTAACAACCACCGTGCTGTGGTCTTCAGTCCCGTCGAAGTTGCGGACGTACTCTACGTGGTACCCGTTGCTCCGAGCAACTCGTGCAAGCTCGCTATCTGTAGCCATTCGGATTCTCCTAATGTAATATTGGGAGTATCCAGGGTGAGCCCCTGGTGTAACACCAGCAAGTAGAGACAGCGTTCCAGAGGGTTTAACTGTAGTAAGCTTAATGGAAGGAGGGAAGCCATGTATCTCGGAGTACTCTTTGTCGTATGCGCGAAGATACGTATAAGCTTTGTCCAACCAAGACTTTTGTTCTTCGGAAGCTTGCAGGTAACCAGTAACACCGATGCCCATTCGCATGTTTTTGTGTACGATGTCCTCGGTCTCCTTCAGTGAGCAGGGGATCGAAAGGCTGTGCTTGTTCACTCTGTAGAGGTAACGGAGAACCTTCCTCAACTCATCGTAAGTCTCAATGTTCGGGAGGTACACCTCGGCCAGACAGCAGGTCTCAAAGTTCTCAAGGCTTTGCTCAGCACAGGGGTTGTACCCCATTACATTTGGATCAGGGTACTGAGTGTCTCCAGTCCTGCCCATCCTGCGAGAAGCTTTCAGGTTGATCAGCCCGTAGGGCTCACCATTACCCTTGTACCCTTCCCAGAACTCCTCAGGGAGCTTAGAGATGTCGTCGCACACAACAGAGTTGTTGGACATAGCCCTCCAGTTAGGGATGTTGCCGAGGTCCCAACGCTTGGCACGCAGGAACTCAATGTCGTCATGGTCACCAAGAGCGATCTGAGCAGACCTCCTGACGTTACCAGCCACCACGATTTTGCCAATGATGTTCATGATGTCGAGGCAGTCCACGCTAGACAGACGTCGACCAGCCTTGGCGTTCAGGATCTTGTTGATCTCCATCATACCCCAGACCAGGTCCTCGCTACCGCTGGCGGTACCGCCAAACCCCTTAATCTTGGCACCCTTTGGGCGGATTAGATGAGTGGCGAACGTGAATCCTTCTCCAGTCTCGAAGCTTGCACGAAGGACTTTGTCCAACAGCTTCACCCACCCCTCACGTGAGTCGGGAACGATAAAGTCTGCATCGTTGACGTTGTCCCTCTCGATAGCAACCTTTGCCTTAACCTTAGGTAGTTGGTAGATGTGTTCGCGCTGGATGTTGAATCCCACTCCGCTCCCAAGCATGAGCATCTCAAAGGCCCACGTGAACGGGCGGATAGGCTCGTCGATGACAACGAAAGAACAGTTTTGCAAGGACGGAAGTCCAAGATTGTCTACGGTCTTGGTTCCGAGTTGCCACAGAAAGCGGCCAGCTACAGTTCCCTTCAGGTCCAGCATGATGTTTCTCAGCTCCTCCTGATCGACCTCGTTGAAGTTGCATCCGAGCTGTTCGTTGCACGCTTTGACTACGCGCTCAACAGTGTCGGGCCACTCCTCGGTCTTTCCGTCTTCGGTAGGCCTAGAGTACGTTCGTTTGAACGTGGGGTATCCTACCTCACCCCATGGGATAAGTTTTTCTGTGCTCATAATTTTTTTTGGAAAGGCTTACAAGATAGTCAGAATTCTCTTGAGTACCGCCATACTCGGTAGGTACTTAAGGTCCTGATGTCGTGCAAGTTAAGTTTTGTAATTAGATCCTGGCGGTCCTTTCTGCGATACTTCTGTTTGTAGGCATCTCTCTTGTTGGCGACGATCGTTGCGTCCTTGAGTTCGTCCTCAGTGTAATGCAGGAGTTCCACCCGATCTACGATTGAGAATCCTCCTTCCTCTGGCATATCGAAGGCGATGATCTTTGCACCGCCATACAGCCAGCCAGGATTCCCTCTTACGTTCATCAACTCTACCCAAATCTCATCAGGCAGGTTGTTACCTTTCACGTCAACCCCCCACTTACCCGTGTTGTTATGGGCAAGCCAGTAGTCCACATGCTCATGTATGTCCTCCGTATGCGAGGACTTCTTTACGTCCAGTCCTAACTCCTCAGCCGCTCTCACAAACCGAACCTCAGCTACCCTTCCCGTCGAGCCCGAATAGGCCCTCCGTTTTTGGCTCACCATGAGCTTCGTAAAATTGGTTAGAGGCTTCTCTTACGAGGTCGAGCTCGTAGTTAATCTGCTGTCTCACTTTCTGAGTCAGCTCCACTACGTACCCTGGGTGTCTCTTCGGGTCCCCCTCCCTGTTGAATAGGTCCTCGTAGAAGTTCGCTATCAGGCGGTGCATCCTTTCGGTTGCTACGCCGTAGCTTCTTCCCACGTCTTCTTTTGTCATCTGGTATGTTGTCTTTGATTATACTTATCGCTTGTTCGACCTGCTGTCGATTTTTACAAATGAACAGCATAGGTAGCGGTTTTCCAAGTTCGGTTAAGTATTTCATAAACAACTTCCAACGCATCGGGAAGTCGTGGTGAGAATGAAGGAATCCCTTCGTCTCTATGATCCAGCTCTCGTCCTTCGCAACGAAGTCGGGCTTGTAACGTATCGGGAGTGCGACACTGTCGCTCCGATCGGTCATGTCTTTCTTCTTCGAGGTCATCTTCCAGTACACGCCCTCGTATCGGAACTTGTCCATGAGCGTATACTCGTGCTCCTCATAGGAGAAAGGTATCCCAGATTCAGCAAGAAGGTCAGCGCAAGTCTTTTCAAGACCGCTCTTATACCTTCCCAACTCCCTCTTCTTGGCAGACTTTCTCTTGGTAGTCTGTCCTCTTCTTCGCTTCACATGGGAAAGTTACAGCTTAAATCGATGCGAAGGTCTCATTTGGGGACATCTTAAAAGTTTTGTAGTTCTTGAACTCAGAACCAATAGGTTGAAACAGTTTCTCCTGTGTGTAATTCGACCTGAAGGCCGTCATAGAGCTGTCCATCGTAAAGGTTAGGGGCTCGTCAATCGACGTTGGGATACCTCCCGTCTCTACATCTCGAACCTTCCTGACATGAAGTTCGGTAGTTTTCTTGATGTTGTGGTCGGGAGCCTGGACCTTGCGGTGGATGGTCAGGAAGCAGTCAGCTCGGTTGACGAACTTACCGCCACCCTCGGTATCCTCAGCATACGGAGCCACAGGCAAACCATCGTCACCCTTCCGACGTTGCGCTTCGGTCACGGCGTGCATGTTGAGCCAGACGGCTACATCATTGGCGTTGGAGAACGTAAGGAACTCTGAAGCCGCTTGGTAGTGGTAGTCATGGCTGTTGCCTTGCCCGCTCAACTCCAGCTTGAGGCTGTTGTATGGGTCGACTAGAACTGCGTCGAACTTCTCCTGACGGTAAATCTTCTCAAGGAAGATGATGATGTCGCTGTAGCTGTACACCTGCTTATTGCTGATGACCGTGAAGTGCTCGTTCACCCACTTGTACGCCTCCTTCCTCTGGTCGTAGGTCATGTCCCCGATCTTACGGTTGGTAGCGAACTGCATGAGCGTCATCTTCAGGGAGGCTGTGCGGTTCTCTGAAGAGTACACCACCCACTTCCAGTTGTGTCGGCGGGCGGCGTTCACCATCAGGTAGAGCATCATAGTCGTCTTGCCCACGTTGCTGTGGCCGTTGATGATGACGAATTCACGCTTGTACCTGAAGTGCTCGTCCAGCTTCTCGTCACCCGTATCGAGTCCGACTTGGATGCGACCATTGGCGTAGTCGTCAATCCACCTGAAGTCTTCGTCGTCAGAGGAGATGAAAGACATGTCTCCGTCACTGATGAGAAGCTCACGCTGGGCGTTCTGCTCTGCACCGATGACATCCACCAGAGGGTCTTGCTTGCCTCGCTCCAACCCTTCTCGGATGGTTTTCTTAGCGTGGTCCTCAGAGTCGATGTCCCGCTTGGAAATCTCCCTGAACAAGATGCGTGCCGCCTCTTCTTCCTCAATCCTGCCAGCGGATACAAACCCACCCAGCAGTCGGGCGGCGTTCCTGAGTGCGGCGTGCTTCTCCCCGTCTTCCGCCTGACGAATCATGCGGCATGCGAGGTTAAGCTTCATGTAGTCCGTGAACTCACCAGCCTTAGCCTCTTGAACCTGTTCGCTACGCTCGGATGCAAACGCCCCGAACTTCTGCGCCCCAGGGTTGAGGATGAGGTCAGGATCGTAGGACTCGAAGCAAGCGCGAGACTCATTGACACCAGACTCGTCAACCTCAAGGTCGTACTGCTTGTGAAAGTAGTTCTTGAGTGCGCGGAAGTGATCGCGGTGGCGCTCAGGATTGGTTACCCGAACCAGCGCCTTGAGCCCGTCACCCGATGGAGAAACCCAACAGGAGTAGACGTGAGAGTCAGTAGCCAGGACCGCTTTGGATTTCTCAACGTCAATGTGATCGAAGTCCAGTACAATGAGGCCGCTGTGATCGAACAGACCCTCGTCACTGCGATCCGAGAACTCCCCGCTAAAGCAGACAATCGGGAGCTTCTTCTTTGCGTCTTTGTCGCCATCACGAACAGCCTCAATCGTGGTTTTCGACTGGCCCTCGCGAATCCTCCCAAGGGCAGTATGGATATCGACATGGTGTGGGCTGTCCTTGTCGTATAGATTCTTGAAGAAGGTTACTTTCATTGTATTCGTTTTCTAAGATGAGTTCGAGGTAATGGATGGCTTTCTTGATGTCGTCTGCCCCACCCTTTCTGGCATGACGACTAACGTATTTGACAACGTTACCCTCCATAAAGGATAGTCCGTTGCGGTTGATGTATTCGATGGGTTCAATCTCCATCTTGTAATGCTTGCTCATACTGCGTTGCTGTTTACGTATCCGTGTGTTTTGATGTCGCTAACCTCCCTGATGATGACGCGCTTGTCACCCTTAAAGGTCTTGCCGTAGCATTCACGCTTTAGTCTCTCCATCGTGCGGGGGCAGTGCTTCATAAGGTCGCTTGGAGTGCAGTATCTCGACACGGCCCATGACCTTTTATTGATCGTGCTCTTGTTCTTTTTGTACGCTATGTCCAGCGTCATTGAGTATATCTGGGGCCTTGAGGTTTGCATTCCACTTTCGCTTTAGTTTCTTAGATATCCATACCATGTCTACTCTGTTGGCTCTCTTCTCCCACGTGTCGGCTCTGGTCAAGATGACGCAGTTGTCGCCTTCCTTGTTGGGTATGAAGAGAAGCAGAAAGTCGGTGTCGAATTTAGGTATGGATACCGTGAAGTCTTTGTCGTAGTTCTCCGCATGGACATGGAAAGACATTCGTCTCGTTCCTTTACAGGCAGAGAAAGTTTGGGGGCTGAGAAACTCGATGTCCCTCAACCCCCATTCGATCATGGCGTATAGCCCAAACCCCTTAGAAAGGAAGGTCATCCTGGGCCACTTGCTGGCTTGCGGCCTTCGCCTCTCGCTTCTCCTTAGCGGCTTCGCTGTTAGGGTTAAAGACACGAGCGCAGGCCTTGCCGTTCTTGCTCATGAACAACGTCACGTAGACATTGCCACCACGACCTTGCTCATCACGGCGTGTGACGTATTGGTCGAGCATGTCTTTCAGCTCGTTGTCTTTGAGACGAACAGACCAGCTCATCAGCTCGTTGTTGTCATTGTACTTGGGGTCGTCGGCCCATCCGACGAGAACGGAGTCATACTTCGTATCGCTCATATTAAATTGATTAGTGTAATTAAAAGTGTAAGGGTTGTTATGTATATCGCCCACATGCTGATTGCAATAGTTAGGCTTCGCTTGTAGTTATACTCGGAACTTGACGTAGTCCGACTTGGGGGGCTTGTTCCCAGAAAGGAACGCAGTAATCCTGTCAACGGCTTCATTGAATTTCATTTCACCAGCGAAGAGAGTCTCCTCCGAGCACTCAACGAGAGCAGGAAGATAAGGCGAAGTCTTCTCCTGAACAAGCCAGTAGAACTCATCCACCCCAAAAACCTTTGTGTAGATGTACGCCTGGATGTCATAGCAGAAATCCCTTACGCTGTATTTGAACTTGGAGACGGACTTGGTGGATTTTGAGTCGACGATGAATCCATCGCCCAGACAATCAAGGAACCCCTTGACCCTAACTGGACCAAGCATCTCATTAAACTCAACCTGATACTGGTTGCTTGACAGATACGTGTCTGTGAGTCCGCAGTCTTGGAGACGGCCAATCATGTCGTTTGCCATCTTCCAGTCTTCCGCCGAACAAACGGTTTTGCCAAGGGTCTCTTTCTCTGCAAGGATCTCCTCCTTTACTTTCTTGTACTCAGAAGTCATGTATGGTTTCTTAGACCCTACGGTCTTAGACCCACACAGAGATAAGATGGCATCCTCACCCAGAACAAAGTAGGTGTCCATCGCTTTCTCACGCTCAAACAAGAGCATATCGTACAACGTGCCAAAGGCGAGCGCAGGAGACTCAAACTTGAGTTCTCGTTTCATGTAAAGGTCGAACTGAGCCATGTCGGTCAGCGCAACCTTCAGAGAGGAGTACGACAAGTGTGACTTGCCGTACCTCTCTTCGAGGGCTTTAGGGATATCAATCATCGTACAAACTTCTTGAGTCCTTTCTTCTGTGCGTCAGACAGGTCGTCACCGTACTTGCCGATGATGCTGTCGTATGCCTTCTGTTTGTCGGTCTGACCCTTGATGTAGTTCACGGCCTTGTCCATGATCGAGGTCTCGGACTTAGGTTCACGCTTCGGGGCTGACTTGGCGTCAGACTTGTCGTCTTGCTTAGCAATCGCATCTTGGACCTCATTCGCAGAAGCGATAGACACGTCAATACCGATACCAAGCATAGCCAGAGCACGCCCTACGGCTGACGTCTCGCAGTTCTCGACGTAGCTCGTCTTGTTGATGTTGCTGGCTGTCTTCACCTCGTGGGCATGTCCCACTGCAACAATGTGCCCGTCTGCGTCGACGATGGAAGCGCGGCAAAGACACTCGGCCTCGGTGAGCATGGGAAACTCAGTATGGATGCCCCAGTTCTTGTACTGGTCTTCTTGACGAAAAAACTTGATACGCTCGTTGACTTCGACGTACTGCTTGCCACGGATGTTAGTGGTCTTGAACTTGTAGTTACTCATTTGTTTTCAGTTTGCGGGATTGGTATTGAGTCGAGTTCGTTGCGGAGGATAGCACACTCCTGTTCTAAAATGAAGATTTGATTTGTAAGATTTGCAAGGCGGTCGGCCTTGCTGGTTGCGGAAAGTCGATTGTCTACAATGAGCTTCGCTTTCTCATATAGGTCCTTATAGCCTTTCCAAAACGAAAGGTTGTCTTCATGATTGATGGTCATGTGAGCTACAGTCGATCGGTCTCTCTTGAGTACCTCTGCGACCTCCTGTTGATTGTCTGCCCATTGAGATAGGGCTACGCCAATGGCGTTCCTTGCCTTTACTTGGTCGGCACGTCGACTATCGTCGGGTACCATACCTATGGCAGAGTAGTAGGTCTCTACTGCGGAGTGCATTAGCAACCTACGATTATGTGGATTGAATTTCATTTGGGATGTGAATTTAGTGTGTTCTTGTTTAATCCGCAAGGAAAAAGCGGACTTTGTTTCTTCGGGCCACTCACGGCCTGTCACGGGCTCTCCCCGCGCACCATACGTCCGCCCTGGGTCAGCGTTCTGACTCCGATTCCTTGGTGATTGCCTCGTGAATAGCGGCGTACTTAATCATGGAGAGCATAACAGACTCCATCTTATCGCGCAGGTTGTGCATCTCGATCTTCACGCCACTGTCGTATCCGAAGATGTCGCAACGCTCGTCGATAAACTTCGATGCAATTTGATTGTTGTGCTCGATAAACTGGTAGAGGTGAGCCGCCGTAGGCACAGAGGCCCACAGCAACACGTCATCTTCCAAGATGTCCTCGCAAGCGAAGACTTTAGCTACGACATCCTCCTTGGTGTTTTCGGATGTCATCTCCGCTACGATTCGGATGGCTCGTTCATTGGTCATGTGGTCGGTGGTGGATTAAGACTGGGTCGCCAGTACCGCGCTGGTCGGCAAAGTCCCAGTCGGGGGTTACACAAATTTCTCCAGTGCTGAGCTTGTATGCCCAGATGCACTCGTCTTGGGGGTCAATCACTATCATCAGTTCTTGTTTTCGATTTTGTAGTATCTGTCT